ACATCACCGCCCACGGCATCAAAAACTTCCCCCAGCTTAATATTAAAAGGAGTGATATATTTTTCAATGACTTCGTTTGTCAACGAAACAGCCAAAGAGGAGGATACTGACTGTTTCATGATATCAGAAATCAAGCTCCCGGTATCTCCGCCCATTATTGCCTGTTGCAAGGCCGAGCTTACGTTTGTGGCAGTTAGCCCACTGACCTGCATACCCAAGGCCGTGGTGCGATTTTTCTCAGCTTCCGTGACCTCTTCCAGCGTAGCCAAAGAATCATTAAGGGCGTCAATCCACGTCTCAAACTGATCAATGATTTGAACCAGGGGATCTGTAATTTTTATCAATGGGTCCATCATGGCATCCATTTCCGTAAAAACACCCATGATCGATTCCAAATTCAAAAAAGCCTGCAAAGAATCATCCCCCAAAGCTGCCATCTGCCCGGAAAACTTTTCAAGGAAATCAGTAGTCCCTTCAACAACCGTATTAAAATCTATAAACGCCTGAAAAAGGTCCTCATCATCCCCTTTTATAGATTCAAAAAAATCAACCCCGAAAGATTCGAACCCGGCACCCATCGTTACCGTTTTTAAACCGTCTAAAATACCTTCAAAAACATTGTTGCTAACCGCTTCCAGGATTGCGTCGGTATCCATGCCTTCAGTGTACACCCAACCCCTATTTTTGGCCCCTGCATCGTATTTTTCCAGGGTTTCGGCGAATGCCCCGGAAAGTGCTTCATCTACCGCAGCAAACCGAGTATCAAAAAACTCCAAAAGGGTGGCAGAAGATTCACCCCCCATGTCCTGAGCAAAGAGTTTGTAATTGTATTTGGTTGAGTTCAGGCTCCCTGTCGATGGAGATTCTTCCTCCCAAGACCCACCTTGTATTCCTATTGCCGGGGTCGGATCATCTTCAAAGAGAGAAGTAATCAACGGGATAGCTATGGCTGCAATAGCCGCATAAGGAGCGATGGCAGAAAGCGTAGAAGCTATACCCGCTGTTCCGGCAGCTTCAGCTCCGGCCGCGACCATATATTCAGCTCCACCATAATAAGCAGCACTCGTACCCGCCATTGAAGCGCCTGTCCCGTACCAATTGGAATTACCGAATATGCTGGAGCCTACTTTTCCCCCAAGGCCAGTTGTTAGAAATTGGGAAGTTCCTCCGTTGAAAGCATTATATATGGAATTGGCCCCTGAAGCCGTACTGAGAATATTAGAACTGGCCCCGGACATGTTTGAAAAGGATGTCCCATTCCAAGTTGCGCCCAAAGCGGAACCAATTTGTAAACCAATAGGAATAACGAATTTCTGAGCAATTATTGAAGCGGCGATCTCATAAAGCATGTCCTTGAAGATGCTGACAATCTTATCAGCCATATTTTCATGGGATTCAATAATATCCTTAATATTATCTTTTATGGTGTCAGAAAAATCAGTGTAAGCTTCAAGAGATTTTTCCTGAGATTTTTTATACTCCTTGGCCCATCTCTCCCGGAACTTTGCAAGATCTTCTTCAGCCTTCTTACGATCTTCAACGGCTTTCAATTCTTTCTCTGCCAGGTAAGCAATCTGAGCCTCCTGGGTTAAGAAGGAATCGTCCCAGGCCATACCAAGTGCCATATTGGAATATCTGTTTTTGAAGCCCTCTTCTTGGTCAGCGAGCAGCTTCATTAATCGGGCAGTTTCTTCTATACCTTCATTTGTTGCTCCGATTACTTTTACTTTTTCTTTACGCCAATTATCTACTTCCAGATATTTTAATTGCTTTTCTGCGTCAGCATAACCTCCGGTGCTTATTTGTAATTGTGCTAACAATTTTGCGACAGACTCATTTGCACTTATTTGTTTTTTGGTCAGAGCGATACTTTCTTTGACTGCCGAGGCAACAACCCCAGATATTGTGCCAGCATATTCCGAATACCCATCGGTACTCTCGGAAATAGTTTTATTCACCCCGTTTAAACTAATATCAAAATCCAGAACACGCTGCCGCATTTGGTTCGTGCTGGAAGTTAAAAATTCGGCTAAAGACATTTGCCCACCAGCAACCATGCCAGCAGCTTTAGAATTAACCATAACACTATCTAACGCAGTGTTCACCAAGGACAATGCTGCTGCCGCAACTTGCCCAGCAGCAGCCACTCCACGCAACGTTACCGCAATAGATTGGATTAATTCTGGTAAATGCTGTTTAATTAATTCAGAATTATTATCAACCCAATTCGCAAATTCTTGAGAAACTCGCTGTAACTCTGCTTGAATTTCCGGCTGAACAATTGCTGTATTCAAATCCTTCATTAAATTGGTTACTGCTTTTACGGCATCGGCGGTTGCTGGATTAAATGCCTCTCCCATTTCGATCTTAAAATCATTGATATACCTGGGTAAAGAAGTGATTTGTTTTCCAGCGGTTTCCATCGCAGCTTCATACGTGCCAATTTTTTTAACACCTTCTTCCATAACCGCATTGGTACGCGCTTGCATTTTCTCTTGTTCAGTTAATGCATTTGAGGTTTTACCAAGTTCCTTCGCCAATTTAGCGTAAGAAGCTTCAAAAGAAACATTGATACCAATAGACCTCAATACGTCAGTTTGAGCTGTCTGGATACCATGAATCATCCTTTCAAGTGCTTCCGATGAATTTATATTTCCAATAATAGCCGCATCCTGCGCAATACGAGCAAGCTGCTGCGATTTCGACAAGTCGATTTGGGCTTGTGCCATACGGATTGTAACCTGTCTGGCAATATCCATCTGGATACCAGCGTCTTTTACTCCAGCAGCGTATTTATTCATTTCCTGGGAGGAGTACCCCATATTTTTACCAACCTGGGTTAATACCACTCCAAGGGTCTCGTACCTGGCGCCAGCCATTGCAACATCTTGTAGAAATGTCTTTAACTGCAAGCCGGCAAAAGCAGTACCAATCAACCCTACTGATTTTACAATAAAGGCAGATGAACTCCCCCAACCCCTATTCACTTTAGACAAGGCATCATCTGTCTTCCTGGAGTACTTTTCCAGTTCAGAATTTGCCTGAGCCACAGCGGATTTCAGGTCTGTTATGTCTGCACCGATTGTTGCAAGTAAGCTGCCGATATCCATTATTTGTCCTTATTTACCTGTATCCCCATTTGTTTTAAGCCGTCTGGGTTTTCTTACTGACGCTGCTGGTTGAACTTGGGAAAGCCGTTTGGGGGGCTTTGTCCTTGTTGCAAACTCTTCCAAGGCATAATTGTACCATTTTCCGTCAGTGCCTTGAACTTTTTTAACTTCAACTTCATCTTTCTTTGCCCAAGCCTTTGCTTTTTCATCCCCTGATTTCAACAAAATGTTTTTAAAAGAGGATAACAAACCTGAAGCAACTTCTTTCTTTGCTGCTTTACTGGAAGTTGTCTTGGCTTTCTTTTTCCAGGGCATGAAATCCTCAATACTGAATTCAGCCCCATCTTTTCTTTTAACTGTTGCGGATGCAAATAATTGGGCAACATATGCGATCTGAAGCAGAATAACATCCTCAAAAGACGGATTGTCTTTCGCAAATATTTCCCATTCGAGTGCTTGTTTTGCTGTCATGCTGCCCATAAATGCATCCATATTATATTGTCCCGCCCTACGTGCTTCTGTTAACCAGAAACGACGCTCTGGGCGTTTAAGTTTTTTTCAATGGCGTCCTCGTCTTCTTTTGTTACGCCAGAAGCCGCTCTCAGTGCCTCCTGAAGCCGGTTGATGACTGCGGCTGACTTATCCCCTAAAGCGTCGATATCCGATTCTTTGAAGATAAGAACCTTTCCTTCCGGGTCTGCGCAAAGCATTTTAACCAGTAAAGAAGCGGAAAGGTTTTTCACAGTCACTTTACCAGGGGTTCCGTCTGCTGATTCCTGTGCATCTTTATTCAAGAAAAAATAGGACGCTTGCCAGTCGTCACGTTCTTTTGCGGTCATTGAACGCACATACACAGTAACCCCGCCCCATTCCGGAACAACCTGGGGGATCACAGGCAAATCATTCGCCTGTAAAATGATGTTTCTGAGTTCTTCTGCTGTTAGAAAGGTTGCTGCTGTAGGAGCCTGATTGGTTCCGTTGATTTCAGTCATTTTGTTTTCTCCTGTTCAATTTGTTAAATTTGTTTAATTTGGTGAACCTTTGATTAGGTTTTCTTTTTATCTTTTAATTACATTTCATACGTCTGACAATTGGTAATACCGGTTATGCGTGTGTCACTGTGCCCGATCCGGAATTAACTGTCACCGGGCCTGAAATCTTAACCGTTACATTGATACTCATGGGGCCTTCAGGGATTGTCAACGGGAGATCCGTCACAAACCCAGAGAACTCCAATGTTGTATGGTCATCATCGGGGAGGATAATCTCAAAGTCAACCAAATCATCCGAATTGAAATTAGCCAGGGCGGCATCAAAGTCAGCCCTGTTAAACCACATCGTAAACTGGAGGGTGCCTGGGTCTTTCAATCCAACAATAAATTCCCGAAATCCACCTGTACTTGCCAAACTTGTGACATCATGCGTTGCTTTGGTCATTGACGGGCCAGTAATGTTTGTCACTTCCCCAAAACTTACCCAAGCTGCTCCACTGTAATACCTTACAAGAGCACCAACGCCACTTTTTGCTTCTGAAGCCATTATATTCTCCTTACATTATATAGTGCTTGTGCACAGTTGTGTTAATTCCCAGACCGCCAAATACTGAAATTCAGTGTCCAAGAATGCCTATTTTTTTCATCTTGCCCAATATATAAAATATCGGAGCGAGTTTCAATCTGGATGTATCTTGTCCCATTCCAGATTTCCCCATTTCTTGCTTGATGCAAATAGTATTTAATGTCCCGAATTAAACGGTACCCAGTTAAATAATCAATATTTCTGACACGGACTTGTACATTTGGCCGTTCTAATGCATACTGTAACTGAGGTAATCCTCCAGTATCATACAAACATACAGCATTATGCGGCATATCAGGCAAAGAGGACAAAAATAAATTGGTACCAAAAGTCAACACCAGTCCAGAATTTGAATTATCCAACATGTCTTTCAAATCTAAACTGGGTGGATTTACTTGACTCATACTTTTGCCTCTTTCTGTATCATTTCCAATATAGATTTTGCATTCCTGTCTAAAGCACTTTCCAAAAACTTTGCCCCGGAACCGGGCCTCTGAAAAGTAACATTTACTGCTTCATGCACTTTCACAGCATAATTAGCGGAGAAACCTAAAGCTACGTAAGGGCCAGGGACTGCTTGTTTTGGTACTCCTGGATTCGAACCATCCCGCGTATCACCATTACTGGTAACCAAAAAATAACTGGAGCGCAAGTTCCCAGTGTCTACTGGTATTTTAGGCTTCGTTTGTTCCATATCCCTACGGACAATTATTGCTGCCCGGATTAACCCTTTTAGAGTTTTACCTGGGATAGCGTCTGTGGCTTTTTTTAATTTGCCCAAAACGTCATCCAATCCCTTTAAGTATTTTGCTGGATACATTTTATAAAAACACCTTCGAAACAAACGTCCCGCCCTGCAAATCGTATGATTTATTCCTGCCCCTGACTGGCAAAGCACCTGTAACAAGCATTGGGTCTGCCTTTTGTCCAGCAGATAAAGAAGCTAAACTCCCAAGCCATAAATAATCATCAAAATCAATAGAAGTTTCTGCGTAAACTACATGTGCACTGACTTCTTCTTTCCCGGTTTGGCTGATAAACAATTTTGAGCTTTCTTGCCAACGGACATCTAATAAAACAGCAGTGTTGTACGTAATCTTTCCGTATCCATCAGTGGTATTTTTAGACCACAAAACTGCTGCTTGATTTAATGCCCCGCTTAACATCTAAAGGACCTCACTGTCATCAAATGATGGTATAGCTTCAATCTTTGCTGTACTTTTCCCGGTATCCACCAAAATACCGGTATAATCTAACTGAGCTACAATCACACCATACGTCGTTGCTTTTAAACCCTCACCAAGCTTCGCGTAACTTTCAGATGCGTCACCAACGGATTTATTTTGTACCTGTCTTTTAACCGTGGTATAAAGGAGGTGGGCAGTTAAAAACTGCTCGATCTGCTCCAGTAAAGTGTCATCCATACCAGAGGTTGCAACGGTATTGTCAACCATAGTGGAGGCAAGCACGATAAAAGCATCAATCACAATTGAGGAAATTGTATCCGGGATAATTGCCTGAACCTCTACATGATTTGTTCTGCTCATTTGTTCCTCCTGGCACGCCAAAGCCGTGGCTCAATAAATTCCATAACTGCTTGGCCATTCCACTGCAATCCTGCCCATTCAATGGCATCTTTCAATTCAGAATAATCTGCTTTGACCATCTTTTCGGGCCAAATTACTTTGGTATTGATCCCTTGATTGATAATCTCATTAAATTTATTTTCGTGAAATTCTACCCAGTAATTCCATCCTTCTTCCGGTTGTTTAAACCCCATTCTGCGCAGAATATGTGGCTGGTTAAAACTCCGCATAAAAGCAGTTTGCATGCATGAGAATATGATATCCTCTTTTCTCCTGCGAACGATGATCCATTTGCTTTCAGGAAAGGCAAAAGCCCAAACAGGCCATAACAAAGACATCTTTGCACATTTGTACATCCAAATGGTTTCCGGGGTCCATCCTTGTTTTGTAATATTGGCCAAAACCCTCTGCCGTAAATCAAACGGGATCTTCACTTTATTTGTAGGAGGCAATGGAAATTGGCCCAGAGGATCATATCCTAAATCCCTAAACAAAGGCTTTACAATCTCTTGCCGCAAAGGAAGGTTCTCAAACATCCCCTTCTCATTGTATGCAGACGGGCCTCCGGTATCACCTTTCCAAGCGCCACACAGGTGGAAACAAGCAGCAACCATAGAAGTTCCAGAACGAGCCGCACCAGTGATTAAGATTGGTTTACTGGAATAGTCTTTTAGCATACTAAATTCCTCAAATTCTTCATTTGATATAAAGATAAAGGGTTTTCGTCCTCACCCGGTTCCTCATATTCTGTACCAGGCCACAATGTTCCACCCGGGATATGAATTAATGCTGCCCCAGGGACTTTTTCAAGCATCATTTGCCGCCATGATTTTTTCGGCATTATTGCTGCTATGATAACATTATTACCTTGCTCCCGGATAAGTGCTGCAAGACTTGCCATCCTGAATAAATGCTGTTCTCGATCTTGGTCAGAAAATCCTGTGGGATAAATTGCCCGGATAGCGTCACTGTCTAACAGCACAGCATCAATATTTTTTGCCAAAGAAGTTGCCAATGTAGTTTTACCCGCACCAGCTTTCCCTGTTATTAAAATAACTTGATTCATGCGACTGTCCTCACATTGGTGAATTCTTTACGCTCTTTGGCAAACAAATCGCTGTTTCTTTTTAGCATTATAAAGTCCTTGCGATCTTGGTAGATAAAAAGGGCAATTCCTTATCCATTACTTGATCTAAACGTTCTTTGGAGTAAATAATCTTATTTCGAGTAAATAACTGTGAAAAATTATTGGGCCGGGGCTTCTCGTGCCATTGATGCGTAACTTGAAGATCATCCCGAAATACAAAAGGGATATTTGAGTAAAAAACCCTATCTCGGAATGAGTCATCATCATACCCATAGCCAATGGTGTATTCCTCGTTAAAACCCTTTACCAAATTAAAGTTCTCCCGGGATAAAGCAGTGCAAAAATTCAAAGCCCGGTTTCCGTGGATACTATGTTGATACCATCGTCTAAAAGAGCCATCAGGATTGGTTGCTTTGCAAGAACAGATCACATACGCTCCCATGTTCTTTTGAAATTCTGCATCCAGCCCTTTTAAAATATCCACATCGTGCTGACATTCAGGGCTGCTTAGAATAAGAAAGTCTCCTCTCGCTTCTTTGGCTCCATCATTATAAGCGGTTGCCGGATCATACGCAATCTTTGCACTACAAGGTATAAGTCGTATTTTAAAGAAAGCATGAAAAGCATCAACCAAGTTCAATAATTCCCTGGTCATCACCAGGGTTTGTTTTTGATCCAGAATAAATAAGATTTCTACATCTTCCCTGGTCCCATAAAAAGTAACCAAAGAAACTAAAGTGGCCCTGGTTTGGGGAATCCTATCCAAATAAGGAAATAAAAAAGTATATTTTATGCTTTGCATTTTCTTTTATACGCCTTAAAAATAGGAAGATTCCTTTTTTCATCCAACTGAGGGGTATGCCATAAATGGATAACGGAATAAGATAAATTGCGTTTTATTTTACATTTATGTATTTTCAGCTTAATATCAAAAACGGTGTCCTCATGACCATAACCGATACATTGTTCCGGAAATCCACCCACCTGAATAAAAACATCCTTTTTAATGCAAAAACATCCACCAGAAATTACTGAAGAATCTTGGATTTTGATAGGGTTTTTGACAATTACATCAAATCCCGCGAGGATTACCGCGCTGGGTATATTTCCTACATAGACAACCTTCCCATAGGGATCAACCACATCATTTTCCTGGATATCTTTGATGGTGGTTAAGTAAACATCTTCTGATACCACCAGGTCAATATCATGGAAAAACAGAATGGCATACTTAGCGTTCAGGGCACCCAAATTATACAAAAAGGATTTGTAAAATAGCCCTGGATCGTTAACAAAGATAACCTCAATACCTTCTTTAAAAAAAGTTTGTTTTACGCCCTGCTCTACCACAATAATTTGTTTTTCAATCGGTAAAGCTTCTATCCGTTTCAAAACAAATTTGATGTTTTCTTCCCTGAATTGATCCGCCGCTTTATATGAAAGGATAAAGGAAATCATCACACAAACTCCAAATGGTCGTATTCGGTTGTCATGCAATCCAAAGCCGTATTATACTCTTGGTAATAGCATCTATAGCAACTGGAACCCTCATAAACTTTCTGAGAAGCAAAATAAGTAGGAATATCCTCAATATGACACATCCGCATTTCTTCCGGGAAAACGCCCTGTGTTTCAGGCAAAGCATACTGAACACCACAACAAGGGTAAACAAATCCATCAGGAGCAATCACAGGCTTCAGTAAACTGATCTTACATTTACTCGTTCCCATGCTGTATTCCTGCCGGGATTGGTAAATGACGATAGAATCATCCACTCCGTATTCTTTCATTAATTCCCGGATAAAAACCGGCGATGGAACCCGATCAAGGTCAAGGAGATCGCTCACGGCCCTCACGTGGGTGAATCCATGATCGTTTGCAAACTGGACTGCCTTGGCAAACTTCTGAATTTTAAAATTCCTGGTGACGACATAACTGAATGCCCAATCAATTTTATTCTCTGTGACCAAAGGAAATAAAATGGAAAAGAGTTTGTCTAAATCCCTGTCATCAGATACACTCACCCGGCACCAAGTCAGGAGTGAAATTTCCTTTAAAATCCTTTCAATGAGATATCCGTTAGTGACAAGCCCTAATTTAAACCGGGCACCGCTTAAACAACGGATTATCTCAGGTAGATTCGGATGACAGCAAGGTTCCCCACCCCCAGTTATTGTCACAGCCGCTGAACCCAAAGAATAAAAGATATCTGAAAGATTTTGCACCTGTTTTAAAGAAAGCTGTTGCGATTTCTCCCTGGCGGAACAAGAACAAAAAGCACAATTCAAATTACATGCATTTGTTGGGCACAATTGAAAATGAATTGGTTTGATAAATAAATCATACGTCAAACAAGTCCTGGCAATTCTAAGCAATTTCCCTGGGAGAGTGTTCGCAGATGAATATGAAACTACTTTATCAACTGGATTCATTTGTGCCACCTATACCCATTCCAAAGTGACGATAATTCCTGGTGAATGATATCGTTCCCATTGTTTAATTCATGCAGCCTGGGTTCACCAGACCAAGCAATCACAGAAGCTTCATCCGGGATCTTATTGGCCAGATGGATAATTCTTTTACCGACAATGTAGTTTTCCTGGAGGTGCTCTTGCAGTCTGGGGACGTTATCAACCCCTATTACGGAAGCAATAAAACCCTGGTCTCCGTGCATCCAATTTTCTTGTTTGATGGTCATAAATCTTTCAGGGTCTTCAAGGAATAACTCATACACGGGCGAATACTCCCAGAAAGAACCTGCCATAATCCCGCTGGCAAAATTCAGGCTTCCAGGCTTCCTGAACTTATTGCTGAACCCCCTCAATACAATAAAAGAATGAGAATGAGCTTGCTGGGTAAGTGCGTCGATATTGCCTTTTATGATGGTGTCAAGGTCAAAATAAACAGAAGGAATTTTGGGCAAGTCCTGCCGAAATAACTCAATCTTGGACCACCAACCCGGCCAACCGTGTTTCAGTTTTTTGGTCTTACATACTTTTTTGGAAATAAACGCTTCATCATCAGTCAGGCAAAGGAAGGAAATATTTTCAGTAGAATACCGTTGTACTCCTTCCAAAAGACGCAAAACATATTCATCCGTGTAAGGCCCCCCGGTCTTATACACACATAAAATCTGCGTCTTGGTATTTATGGTCAGACTATCTGTTAACATTATTGCTCCTTGCTTTCTTGGTTAGAGTCAAGGCTTTCTTTAAAGCGGTCTTTAAATCTATCTTTTCAAAACAATCCAAAGCAGAATCAGGCGATACATTCCAGATTTTAACCCCGAGCTTTTCAGCATCACTGGCGATAAAATGATAATTCTGCATATGGATTTTAAAAGGCACTGGGCTTTCTTTTGTGGGGATACCTTTGTGCAGGTGTTTTATTGTGGGGGTTTTACCCTTATCCGGGTACCCAGAATGCCAATGAACCCGGCCTCTGGTTTCTTTAAGGTCAATCCCCAAAAGAAATATTTCCCTGCACCCCAAATGGTATGCTAAACTGATGGCACCACAAGCGGAATTGTAAGCAACCCAGGACACTTCATTCGGTTTCCTGGTAATGCCGTGTTTATGGCTCTTGTACACGTGATAAATGGAAGTAAACATGGGCTCGACGAACTTACCGGCCCCAGAAACTTTAATCCCTCCAAAATCATCATACCAACTCCGGAAGTCACTATACGTGTCGGAATCACCAAAAAATGCCACCGGTATTGCATCAGAAACGAAAGCACCTACGTTTACCCCAATGACATGATCACGCATAATTGGCTCCAAGTAAGAACCGAATTCATAGTATTCTTCCCGGGTTGTAGGAATAAGGGTTTCAGGCACACCAAATTGATCAGCTACGGAAACCCCTCCGCCCAATATCCAACAATAGCCAGACCATATTTGTGGGATAGACCAAAGCATCAGTCGTCGTATTCCTCCTCGTCATCTTCCTTTTCCTCAGGCTCTTTGCCTTTGGTTTCCGTGGATTTCTTCTCAGGTGGTTCCAGGGGCTCAGGGCCAGTTGGAAGGGATTGGCCTTCTTCCAAAAAAGCTTTTGCGGATGTGGCATCCAATGGGGAGTCGTTAAGGATATCGCCGGTCAGGATATTAATTACATTCCAGCAGTTCTTGCCGGCAGGTGCCAGCCCTACTTTAATACCGGGGTCTGCCGAGGCTGTAATTTCATCCAAGCAAATAAAACTGGAAGCAAACCCTGCTGGGATTTCTTCTGGGTAAGCGAGGAAGATCTCATTTTTACGGACAGGTTGCTTTGTGGCAGAAAAGAAAATGCCGCCGGTCACTTTCTTATACCGAAGTTTTTTTCTTTCAGGCACGGGCTTGGGTGCCGGTTTTGCAATTTTAACTTTACGGCCGGGTGTTTGATTATCTCCGGGTTTCTGTGTGCTTTTTATCATTTGAACCTCTCTTGTTTTATCTTTACAAAATGGGCTTGATTACCCATTGTTAATTAAATACGTGGTATTAAGGGCCTTCACTGAAACTATGCGGAAAGGACTGTGATACCGCTATTCCCTGCCTGGTCTGCTCTCATCTGGGGCACCTGGATGGCCATAACCTTAAAATGATGGATCATGCCGCCCTGACTGGACCACTGAATGACTTTGGGGCTGAACCCATTAATCAAACGAACGGTGTCCGATGTCATCTGCGCCAAAATAACTTTGTTCGCAGTGAGTCTGTCGGCAACCTTAATAGCAGTAAGACCTTCAATCTCCATCAAACGCTGCATAATGGACTTGGGGTACCCGGTTGCATAGTCTTCCGACATCTTTGTCTGATATGCCGTAGGAATATAAAGAACCCAGGGGCCATAATGCTTTGCTGTAATGGATGCTTCGATCATGTTCAAAACATCAGCCAGAATGAGTGCGCCGGTTTTACCAGCAGCATCCCAATTTGCGGAAAGGGTCACTTCATTCTTGGAAGTGAAGGACAGATAGGAATAAATGGTTCCGCCCCCGAACGCATAAGTGGTATTGGTGAACAGGAGGTCTTCCAGTTTTTCCGTTACTCTGCGGGTGTGTGCTTCAACAATGGTCGTATCAAGGGCATCACCTGAGTTTCTGCTGGCTTCCAGTGCCCTCTGCCCGATGGTGAAATCAGAATGAATAATGGGGATGGGCAGGTATTTGGTCTGGAAATCAGGCCGGTCGCCTTTACCCTGAGTTGCCCCGTCCATGCTCATTGCTGCTTCACCGGGGTCATCCATATCCTGGTATTCAAACACGGTCTTACCCATGGGATTGGTCAGATTGTATGTGAGGCCCCGGCCGAGAAGATCAGCAGCACCAACAAGGCGCTCACGGGAAACCTTCTGGACAACTTTATCAATTTCTATCCATTCGTCTCTGAGCAGGGCAGCATTAGCGGTTACCTTTACCGCTTTCATTTTGCCGTCAAAGCCTTTCTGGTTAATATATACATGGCCTTTGTGCCAATACGGGCGCATGGCATTCACGTTAAACGATGTCCCCAACATGCTTCCGACTTCTGAATCAGAAAATCTTCCGCTCTGAGGATCAACAAAAGTGGTATTCGCTTCCATCTATTTTCTCCTTGTACATTTATGTTTCAATTTAATTTATTCTGTGTCTCAGTAAATCTTACTTTGGATTAGATAATCATAATCCAAACAGCTACGTTGCCGGCGCCATCAGTGGTACCGATTGCAGCATCTGCTCCGGAAGAGGAGGAAAGGTTGGCCGCTTCCATTGCAATGCCAACGATCTGTTCCGTCAAATGTGGGTCATTTGAATCATCCGCAACGTGTACCTGGAGCAGGCCAGCCCCTGCGCTTTCCAACCTGGAACCGATGGAGGCATTCTGGCCGTTTTTAAGCCAGGCCTGGATGAAATCACCTCTCTGGGGTATAATACCGACAACATTATCACCGGCAGCATAGGTATCGCCAACGTCTTTCCCCTGAAGCTCATCTTCAATGGCAAACATTACCGGGGACACCTGTCCACCAGCAGTAGCATGCATCCGGAATTTATTGGTGCTCATCAGTTCGATAAGGTGGCCGGGCTTCAAAGCCGCATTTGCCAGTCGTTCAAGCTGCACTCTCTGGGACTGTCCCTGGCGCAGATAAATCGTATTCTTGGAACTCATCGTATTTCTCCTTATTGCTATTTATCTTGTATTTGGTTGTTCAATGCAAATCCACAGGGTTATTTTGCGTCTTTCCAGGCGTCTTCCAGTTCAGGGAGGGGTTCAACCCCTTCGGAATTGATAACCTGCCGGGCACCGCCGTTGCCGGCCCAATTTACGGGCGCGGGAACCATGGCAGCGAGTTTACCAAGCATATCCAGGCTGAAAGCCTTCAATTCATCATCGCTGAAGGAATTGGCCTTATTGGTTTTGATCCGGGAAACCAGGTTTTCTCTTTCCTGGGCAACAAGACGCTGTCCGTGCTGGATGGATTCCTGAAGCTTGGGGTCTGCATTTGCCAGCAGTTCATCAAAGGTTTTGGATTCTGCATTGACCTTGACTTCTTTTTCAACGACCTTGACCACTTCCTTTTCCACAACAGTGGGGGCGGACAGGTCAATAACACGGGCAAAAGCATCTTCTGACATATTCAGGAGCATCTCTTTGTCCGTTTCCTGGAATTTGGCATTGGCCTTGATCAGCTCATCGACCTTTGCCGGGCAACATTCACGCATTGTCTTCATTTCGTTCTCCTCGTTCTTCTTGTTATTTATTTCGTTTGCTGTTACATTGGTTTGAATTTCTTTGTACGTAATTTCCTGCTGAACCTCAACTGGCTCGGAAGTCCATTCCACCTTACCATCCATCATTTTGTATTCTTTTTTGAAAAGCTTTGTGCCAGTGAATTTAGATTCCCTCTCATACACGATGTAATCCGGATACGCTGCCCTTATATAATGGTATACTTCACCATTAATATCATTAGGATAAAGGGCTGCACGTAAAGCGTCCATAATCCCTTGGTACGATTGGGGGTCTTTCGCTTTGTTCTCAGAAGGATGGATTAATTCTTCTCCGAAATTGATGGTGAAGGCAAGGGGGATAAGGGCTTCTTCCTGTTTGATGAATTCAGTGTTCTCATCGATACCGGTAGAATTAACCACCGGGGGTTTTCTTCTTCTCATTTTTGGTTTCACCTCCTTTCCTTCTTTATTCTCGGTATTCGCTATATTGGCTCTCACGCCACACCCATCTTTCCAGGAACAAGCCCCAGTTTCCCCTGGTAAAAGGGCCAAATGATCGGGTCGGATATTGTGAGCAACCGCCACATAATCCTGTCCGTTAAAATTCCCAGTAACTTTCGGCCCTTCATCAAATAGGCCTGTGCTCACATCCAGCTTCATCCCAACCCGGAGTCCATTTAATAGTCCAGGAGCAAGCATTTCCAATTTCTGCTCGTTCAACCAAAGTTCCGCTTTCAGTTTATTGTCTTGGAAGGTGGTATTAAATACGGTACCGACAACTTGGGTTTTATAGATTTCAGGCTGGTTTGCGCTGACAGGGGTGCCATTGAGATCAGGGTGTTTTAATGTAACAGGGGTGCCATTCCAGGTTTGGTGGAAATTGGCAAGGGTTTGCGCAGTGTAAAGAACAGGGCCACCGGAACCAGCATGGACGCCTTCTGTCAACATGACTACAGGAAACACCGAATAAATAATATTATCCAATGTTTCCTGCCTGGACTGAACTTGCTGATTTTGAGTTAAGATACTTTGTAAATTGGGTAGATTCACTACATGTTCCCTCTCATTTTCTTACGTAAGGTTCGGTAATCAAAAATAAATTTGACTTTAATGGCTTGTTTATAACCTTTTATAAAAAAAATTAAAAGAGAAATTTTTAAAAAATTTAAGCCCTACTTAATTTTTATAAAAAACCTTTAATTAAGTAGGACTTATTTTATTGGTGGGATTATTGAATTTATTAAGGTAGGATTATTTATCCGTAACATCCACAGGCAACGCAAGACACCTGCACTGCGGGTGCCGAGGAATTAGTGGCTCAATTTGTTCTAAAGTATAAACCTTTCCTTGCAAGGAAGAACAAATAGGACATACCCGGCTGTCTCCTGCGGTTGTCCATTCTGCCTGAACAATAACACCCTGGACGCCCCAGTTCTTGTATTCCTGTACTATAGCAACATGATGCGCCCTTATTACTTCTGTCCTGGCCAATATAGTTGCCCTGGTAATCCCTATTTTATCAACACGGTCTGTTAGATTCTCTGCAATCTTTTTAGGGTTCCAGCCTTCCGATATGCCCTGGGCTAAAACCCCTGAAATCTGCTTACTCATTTCATTGGTAATGCCCTTTAACCCCTCATAGGCTCGGGTATATATTAATCCAACCTTATCCGCGTGGAAAGGAGAATTAAACGCTTTCTGCAGAGAACCATATTGCGAGCCATACGGTGGGATGTCTTGGTACCCGGTTATAGAATTACCTTTGAGTTCTTGCCGGCCCCGGAGCATCCCTTTTTGATATGCTGTTTGGATATAAGTATTTGTCCATGCTGCTTCTACCGCTTGCCCTAATTGCTGGCCAGGGATTGTTTCCAGGACTTCATTCTCTATTTGCTCTTGCAGCCATTCCATAAATTTGGTTACTTTGGCTGGGTTTCTTTCAAAGGCAAATATTTGATCAGTGAGGGCTTGGTTCCTGGTAAAAGGATCATAAGGCCCCTGTGCCCAGTTAATATTCAGCCCAAAACAATCATTGTCCAATACGCTTGTCTGGATTAATTGCTTGAGTTTCTTGAACCGCATTTTCATTTGGGCACTGAATTGGTTCCGGAGAGATAAAGTCCTTGTGGGGTCTCTCCGGAAGGCTGCATTCACTGAGATCCTGGGCATTTTGGGCAATATTGGCAGCGCATGCACATGAGGCTGATATTGACTTAACATCGTTTATTCCTTAACTGATTATGGTAATACACGCTTAGTTATATTGGATTCACCTTTAGATTGTTTTTTATACACAGCTACAATCTCAGGAGATTTTAATAGTATTTCCCCAACATCTTCACCTGACTTGGCCTTTCTCCCTTTTATAAGTACAACGGTATCCCCAAAATAATACCCATTTTGACCGCCAGCTATCACCCCAATATCTTTTAAAGCTTGCTCAATTTTATTCTTTTTTACTAATGCGGCACTGGTTCCCAGCAAATCAATATCTGTTTCATACCCATTCACCCATTTTTTTGACGGGCGCTGAATATCACCTATCTTTGGGGTGTAGCCAGCCTCTCCCGGGATAACCCGTAAACCATACACCAAACCATCCTTGGAGTCAACCCTACTATGGATGTCGTTAATAACTGCTTGGGTGTTATCGAAATCCTTCTTGCCATTTTTTTCTGCAACTCAGGGAGTACCTCCTCCTCCGCCTGTTACTGATCCACCTCTCTTACCAGGCCTCCCCGCATGCCCGTAATGTCCACTGCCAGAGCCACCGAGTATGGACAGTTCTTCATTAGTCTCGTTGGCCATTACTTTTTTTGATGCTGTATCTTCCTCAAACACAATATCATTATCCTGGTCATCCCGGACTTCTAAATGCAATTCATCTCCGTATGCAATTTCTTCTGGTATTCCATCCGGGTATGCATCACATGCATTTACTTCCGTTTCTTCAGTTCCATCCGGCTGTTCTACCCTGATATTATGAATACAACCTCTTTTAAAACAATTTGGTTCTTGTATCATCTCGCTTCCCCCTACGCTATACGTGCTATTTTAAATTATTATCAAACCACTGTTCAATATTTTTAGGTAACGTTGTTCCTTTCCCAGTATTATAGTATGGAGAAGACCAGGCAGAAAAGGCTTCAGCAAAAGCTTCTGATGCATTAAGCGTTGCGTACCGGCTGACCCCAGAAAATGCAACTTTTCCGTTATTATTATTTTTCCATACCTGAAGTATAAAAGCTGTTTTTATCTCTGGGCTTTTTGCTAAAACAGCGTGGCCAAATTCGTGCCGGACAGTAGCCATTGCCCCATTCCCCCCGACTGTATATGCTTTAGTACCCAAAACAAATGCCTTTGCAATGTCTTTTGAACCACCTTCTATTGGGATATGCAAGGTGTCTTCTTTTGGCCGGTATAGTCCCAGTGTCGTTCTTTTTTGCCCTTCTGAATTGGTGTATTTCACATGTGTCCCTTTTTCTAATACCAATTCAGTCGGTGGCCCCATATCATCCAATATATTTTTTAACCCAGGCCTACGGGATAAAACCTCTTCCATATGCGAATTTATTTCGTTTAACGCTTTGGCTGTTTTGGGGTCTTTTGTGCCTTGTTTAACAGACAAACCAACAAATTGATTTACGTCCTTTTCTGGCTTGGGTGGTTTTGACGCCACGGGTTTTACGGTGATGGTTGGTTTATCCAATTTTGTAGTTCTGCTTACCCGTTTCGTTTGCTCTCCGGAGAGAGTGCTTTTCTCTTGCTTATCTGCCGGCTTGTCCGCAGATTTACCACTCCCTTTACTTCCAATGCTGCTGCCTCCAACCTTACCTGGCCTTCCTGCATGTCCATGGTTACCACTGCCAGACCCACCCAAAACGGATAAAAGATTGTCAGTAACTTTATCAGGGTCAAGTTCTTCTGGTTCCGGGTTCATCTTTTCTTCCAATGCCTCAATCCCGCCTGCGTCCTCAATCTTCAGCATAATTTCTTTTACGGTATCTTCCGGTAAAGAAATAATATCCCGGAAGAAGATTTCCAAAGGCAGAATATCAGTACCACCAGGAGCAGCCAAGTATTTACTCATGGCTTCCATCTTTGAAGAGCCTATTTCTGCAACTTCCTTTTCTCCCAAAGCAGACATCTTCGGCCACTCAACAATATATCCTCCCACTGGGTCTGGGATACTTTTGTGCTCAATGAGGCTATCCACCAAAGGTCGGAGGATGCAAGGCTCGCAGAAGTTTACCATCCTATTATATAATAGTGAGTTCCATGCCTTTTCATCCTGTGAAGAAGCCAGTTCCCCTCTCTCGGACCCCATCAGTATTCTTTTAGGAATGCCAGTTGCAGCAGAGATCACATTAATTTGCACTTCCATTGCTTTTTCAGGGTCTGCAATTGTGGTGGATAATTCCTGAATATCCATTCCACGGACACGCAGCCATCTCCTGAGGTTGTGATCGTATTCATCAAATTGGGTCTTTAAGTCCTCTTTATCCCCCGGGAGTAAAGTTGTGTCTTTATCCAGCTTTGCTACTCGCCCGGGAGACACGTTTTTCCAATAAGACTCAGCACTTCCCCCCAGAATCTTCTGGACGTCCTGTAACCGATTAAAAACCGACTGCATTCTGGGGGTTCCGTATATACTGGATTCCAGGGGGTCTTCCACAACATGGATCAACCGAGTATAATGACACTGGATGGTGATTGTCGTTAATGTCTTTTCCCTGTCAAAAGAACTCGTTTCATGGTTTACCTGGATTTGGTACATCACGGGCTTGCCAAATCTCTCGGAGGTTTTATCACTCTCAAATGAGGTGATGGTTGCTGAGTTGCAGGAATAAGGCTGCAAATATTTGATTTGTGCATTGGGCTGCACCGGCTGGGAAAAGTCCAGGTTGTCATCAAATCCCAGGAGTAACACAGCATAATCCCCCAAACCCAGGAGTTTATCCAAGCGATTCAGGATGCTGTAAAGCTTAAATTGCTTGGCAAAAGCATCGTATTCCTTTTCAAAGGGTGATTCATCCGTGCCTGTTTCGTCTTTTAATTGGGGCTTATTCGCCCAGCAGCCATTTACTACTTTATCAATGACGACTTTGCCCAAATCCTCCCGCTGGTACTGAAGGTAATAATCCTGGAAAGTAAGTTGTTTCTTGTACCCAAGGACTTGGTAAAGGTTTCTGGCCCCTCCGAATGTAACCCCCAATTCAAAAGCGAACTGCATCCGGGCCATAAGGATGCTATTATTTGTTAATTGCTGCTGCAATACCTGGATCTGCTGCTGGGGGTCAGGTTCAGGGGCAGGTAAATTCTTTCGGTTTACTTTCATGCCGGCACTCCTTTTCTTCTATTGAGCTTCTGCATCAGCCTTTGGTATTTCCGTTTGGCATATTCGACAGAGGCATATACTGGTTGGGTATTTCCCTTTGACTTAAATACCCCATTAAGCATTGTTTCCTGCACCAACCGGGCCTCTATTCGTCTTTGTTTGTATTCTTCAAAACTTTCAGTCTCTTTTCTTTTCATTTATTCCTCCTATTTAATATTTATTCCCAATCTGGTAAATCAACCGTTTGCCCTTTCAGCGCATGGGTACAATCCCCAAGAAATTGGATTTGCCCATTCGTAATAAAAGAGTGGCACCGTGTAGTGGGCGTTTGATCAACATACCCAGAACGAACCAAAATACTTGGGGATACCGATGGCTTATTTATGTTACCATTGAATATCCAACATGGGCTAAATTCAGGGTTTATCTGGATAAAATGCGCAGTTTTACACCCAGGGCAAGTAAAAGAAAACCCATGTCTATTTTCTATTGCGCTTAATTTTATTGGGCTAAATTTCGGCATTTATTATTTTAAACTCCTGTATAGTAACTTTTTCATTATAAAACAATCAGAACACAACCCCGGATGGACCTTAGCAACTTTACAAATAGGGCAATTGTTAATTTTTAATTTATCTACGTGAATATTACAAAAATTACCTTTTCTACATTTATCACACCCACCTGTTATGATTTTGTTTGCGCCCATCACCGCCTCCTTTATTCCAAGTAAAGGTTTTTTCATCACCACGTCCCTCCATTTATTTTATGTACTTTGCTATATGCTGCTCCTGCTGCATCTACTTGATCTTTATATGTTGCACTTGGGGAGAAGTTTGCCAGCTCATCCAAAAATGGTTTATTCCATTTTGCTTTTACAAGATAAACTTGCCCCCTGTTCCACGCAACTGAGAAAGGGTCTGCCCTAAAGAACTTATCCCCCACAGGCCTTTCCGCCTGGCAAATAATATTTACTTTACTTAATCTTTCAACTGTGGCTTCTGCTGATTCTTTTCCACCGGAGCCGGGTTCTTGCTCAATCCATTGCATTGTATCCGGGCCATCTTCTACTGCCACTGTTTCGATCACTGCTTCCCGTTGATTTGCTGCCCATTGGCCCCTCACTACATCCAAAATGCAATACCTGGGGGTGCCGCTTTTATCATTCGCCATTTTACAAATCTTTACTCCTGCTGTATACTTACCTCCGTCTGTTGTCCCTGCTTTATCCCAAAAACGAATATGATTATGGAAATACAAATCCCAATTTAACACGCTAGAATCGATGTACTGGTCAAAGTTCTCAGTATTAAATAAACCACCTCCAGGGGCTGACGGGTTTTGCTCCACCTGGGCCATGTACCCATACTGCCCTAATTTTAGCTGTAATTCCTGCAAGACAGATTCATTCAGCCTTATAGGATCTAAATACCCATTATTGGTATCATAGTATTGCAGGAATCTTTTAGGCTTCACAAGCTGACGAGTATTATCCGATGAATCTTTTGCCCCTATTTTACCAGGCAATACAATTCTTTTTAATTTCAGGCCCTTTTTCTTTAATGCAATATTCTGCCCGCTGGGATCATTTGGATGCGTCCGTTGCATAATCATTATTGTAGGGGTGACAGCTTTATTTATCTTCCGCGTAGGAAGGACGTTCTGAATCCACTTATTTGTGGCCTCTAATTCCACTGTAGAAAAAGATTTAAATGGGTCCAGGGGATCATCCACCAATATAAAATGGGCATGCATCCCAGTGACTGTACCTCGGATACTGGTACTAAATAAAGCACCACCTAAACGCCATATACCTCTTTTCTCATCCCAATACTGGATACGGAAATTACTTTTCTGATCTTTATCTCTCTTTATTTTGATATCAGTAAACAATAACTGGTATTTCTCTGATCGGAGTATTTCCCTGGCAACTTCTGCATGCTCCAATGCCAATGTGGCAGAATAAGAGAGTTTAATAAACTTCATCCAGGGCCAATTTGTCCATACCCATGCAGGGAAGAAAACTGTGAATAAAAGGGATTTGGTTGTGCCTGGGGGGATATTCACATCCATATCGTATTCGTTTGGATGTTCTGCTGCCACCCGGTACGCAATCTTTTCCAGTTCTAAGCATAATTGCTCTATATGCCAATTCCATACCGGTTTATCGTGAATCCCTGCTTCTTCCCAGAAATTCTTGGTGAATGCAAATAAAGATGTCCGACATTCCTGGGCCTTTAAATCCCTGTCAGAAATAGAATTAACTAACTGGGTAATATCTGGCCATTGGTTCTTTGGGATAGTTCTGCGGTGGTACCTTTTTATTTTAACTGGCATAGGAACCAAACTCCTGGTCTGCCTCTGCATTACTTGGGACTTCTGCGGGCTGATATCCCAATACAGTTTGCTTGTATCCTTTTAATTCCAGCAGGATTTGTACCTGTTCTTTGGTTAATTGCTTTGGATTAATTGTTTGTGTGTGATTTATTTGGGCATTGTTCTGGATATTCACAGTGCCAATCTGTATCGGGGAATCCTTCGGAGGGTCTTTCAGAATAATCTTTTCCAAAAGGGTTTTTAATGCGTCTATCTGGGAATTGAGTTTTACTTTTGTTATTTGCACTTCAGGGGACCTTACCCCTCCCACTGTTTGAGTTTCTATTGACTGGATGCATACTCTTGCTTCGTATGGGATTTTCTTTAAGGGTTTTAATCTACCCCTGGAATCATACAAGTCCAAGGGGTCTATGAATGCAAATCTGGATAATTGGGCTATTACAGAAGTATCTGTTACCCTGAGTCTTTGTATCTGATCTGCTTTTGCTTTTAAAAGGGCTTCTTGTACCCTGGGGTTTTTTAAATATTGCTGGACTGTCCTTTCTATTTCTTCCTGGGGGGCATCCTTTGGAACTATTCTCATTTGCCTGAGGGTTACGGCAGGATCTCGGTTTAATATAATCTGATTTACGAATACTTGTTCATCCACTGTTATGGTGGGTATCATGGGAGTAGTATAGGGGGTGGGGGGGTTGATTATCCCCTGGGGGTTTTTTACTTTGGGTGTATTTCTTCTTCTCATATATAAGGTTCCTTTTTTAATTTAATTGCTTATAACCTTTTTCTTTGTTTTTCTAAATAAAATATTTTCGATTTTTTTGCTTTATTTTTTGCTGTTTTTTGGAAATATTTTGTAAGTACATGTTTTAATTAAATAAAATTAGTGTAAAAAATATTAAAAAAAGTTTTTAAAACCTTTTAAAAAGTCTTTACTTTCTTGTTTAGATGATGTATAGTGTATCTAAAGTGAGAGGGGCCTGCCAAACTCCAAGATGAAATGTTTCAGCCTTACCCCCGATACAGGAGGGGTGAGTGACAAGGACCTGAAAAGACGGACTGAGCAGGATCTAAAGAGGTAAAGGCTTTTGGGGAAATGATTGAAAACCCTTGAGTAAACCATCAAAAGTAAACCGAATTAGATTTGTACGTTAAATAAGGTACAAAAACTTAATTGTCTGTATATAGATGATACACTGACGAGGCCGTGTAAAGGCCGAAACAATTAAAAAAGGAAAAGGAGACCGTCATGGCAACATCAACTACAGCAACCCCAACCAAAAAAGATCAAGTCAAAATCAGCATTATGCAGCACCTGAGCAAAAATGAAAATGTGGATCAGACATTTCTCATCAAAGAATGCCTGACAATCGCCGGCAAAACAACAATCACTGACGCCTTGAAGGAATTGGAAAAGGAAGGGGCAATTGAGAAACTGAGTATCAACAAACTGATCTGCTGGAACATGTGTGCACTGAAACCGCTGCCTGAGGAAATTGAGCATGTTTCTGAGGTTGAGGAAGCGGCTGTAGAAGAAGCCCCGGAACCTATTATTGCTCCTGTTGTTGAGCCCATTCCCACCCTTGCTGAAGTTGCTGTACCATCCCTTAAAGAAAAACTGGTTAATGCCGGCAAAAAGGCCCGTACAAAAATCAGCATTGGAAAAACGAAAGAAAAGGTTGAACGCCCAAGGTCTCAGTATGGCCGGTTGCTTTCTTCTGCTGTTGGTGTGATTGATTCTCTTTTGCTTGCTGGCACCACAACTGAAGACGAGATTATCAATGCCATCCAGAAAAAGTTTCCCCAGAAAACAAAACAACAAATCGTCAACAGGATGAAATCCCATCTCAGGCAGTTGAAAAAAGAAGGGGTAAAAATCACTGAAAAAAACGGTGTTGTAGCTGTTAAAATTGGGAGTAAAATTAAAAAATAACTTTGTGAATGCAACCATTAAATAAGGGCAGGAAATTATTCTGCCCTTTTATAAAAACAGGATTTGGGCGTTTAAAAAAGGAGAAGCATAATGATTATTGATCAAACCACACCAGGGCTGGAAGAGAAGAAAGGATATTGGGAGCTGAAAAAAGATCTGATATCAACGGAATTCTTGGAAATAAAGATATCTCTTTCCGTTACCGGTTGAATCATTGCCGGGAAAGGGATCAGGGCCGGGAAAGGGATCATTGCCGGGGAAGAGATCGAGGCCGGGGAAGAGATCGAGGCCGGGGGAGGTATCCGTGCAAAAAACATAATAGGAAAAATTAAAAAAATGTTCGGCGTCGAGATTGTTTCCATGCTGACAATATCATCCAAAAGGTGGCCTGTATTCATTTTTAACAGCACAATGAAAATCGGCTGCGAGATGCACCTGATTTCAGAGTGGAAAAATTTCTCTGATGGTGAGATATCTAAAATGAATGGCGATGCCCTGAAATTCTGGAGAGAAAACAAAGCCGAATTATTAAGCATTTGCAAAATTGTGAACAAGGCTTACAAAAGGAGGGATAATGAAAGAGATTGTGGAATTTGATATGGGTGGTAAAAGAACTAAAGGTCGGTTAATATCAGAAAATAAAATGACTGCAATTGTGGACCTATACCGCTGGATCAATGTGAATGTGGTTAAAATCCATAAGAAGAAAAAACGTTTTGTCCGTACCGGTGAATATATTTGACTTTTGATTCGGCATTTAATTTAGGGGGTTAAATGCCTATGTGAAGAGTTAAATGCAATTAAACGCACGTAAATAGGGGGTGTTATGCAAATCTTTTGGACCAGAAATGATAGTACTAAATCATCAGAAGATTTAGATGACAAAAGATTAAACAAACAAATCATCGAGCTTGGACAAATCCTGAGCACTGCAATATGGATTGAAAACTGTGATGTTGGAGAAACCTTAACAGCAATGGATTGCATTTATTTGCCCACACATGAAAATCACCCAATAATACAAAATTGCAAATATTATTATTTTAAAGCAATGTCGTATTTAACAGATTGCTGTGAAGAGTACAAACACAGGTTTAATAAAATACATAAAACTTCTTTAATGCTGCATGATTTTAAAGCACAAAATCATCTATTTTTTAATTACCGGAGAATGCCGTTTATAAACTGCACCAAAAACCATAAACATATCATCAGCACCACAGAAGCATATCGACAATGCCTCATTGAAAAATGGAAAAGTGAGAATCCTAAATGGACTAAAAGAAAAAAACCTGATTGGGCAAACAAGGAGGAAGAATGATCAAGAATGTAAACAGGAAGAAAATCAATCACATCTGGGCTGCTTCCAAAAATAGGAACAGCCCATGCTGGAATTCTCAAGAGATTAGTAAGAAGTCCTGGCGAAGGGTACCTGGGCTCAAAATCAAAATTCGGGATGGTGTTTACACTGAAGAGGTCAGGCATACTACCAAACCCAAAAGAAACAGAACCAGGGCAAGTATCCGATTTATTAACTTTAAATAGAATAAAATAGGAGAAAATAATGGAATTTGTCAGTAATTTTCCAGGAGAAGCACTCTTTTGGCCGGTTATGTTATTCGTAATGTTAGTTTGGGGCCGGTATAAAGAAAAAAAGAAAGCAAGCAAAAGAAGGATAAAAAGAAAATGAAACCAATTATTATCAATAACAGAATCCGGTTGCCGGATGATGTACCAGAAGAAAAATTGGAAGAAATCAAAAAGGCTTTTACTATTATCAATCCAGAATTCCGTAAAATGATGGAATTCAAACGGATCAAAGAAAAAGATTGGGGTAAATTTATCAAAGAAGGATACTATATCACCAGAAATAAAGTAAAAGGACGCTGGACAACAAAAGCAATACCGGTTGAACTATATTACTGGGACTTTGATAATCGGACGCAGGTTGTTCTACCAAGAGGCGCAATGTGGCAGTTAAAAAGATTATTAAAGAGGCCCGTTACTAACGAAAAACACCAAGTAAAAAAGGCCTCTTTTATTTTTAAAGGGGAATTATCAGAAAATAAAGGACAGCCCGTAATCAAAAAATTATCCCACAAGAACGGGATAATTCAGGCTCCTACAGGATCAGGGAAAACAGTAATGGCTTTATGGCTGGTAGCCAAATTCTCAGTGAGAACCTGTATCGTTGTTGATACAACTGAATTGATGAATCAATGGATTGCTCGGATTAAACAGTTTTTGGGAGTTTCTAAAATTGGAAAAATAGGCGCTGGAGATGTCAAAGTGCATCCTATTTCCGTTGCATTAATGCAGACATTACGAGAACAGGAAAAGGCAATAAACTCGTTTGATTGTTTGATCGTAGATGAATGTCACATCGCGGCAACTGAATCGTATGAAAAAATCATCAATGTTTTCACCGGAGAATACGTATACGGGCTGAGCGCTACCCCAGTGAGGAAGGATGGAAAAACAGAAGTAATGAAATGGCTGCTTGGTCCTATCCGAATTGTTGTTAATTATAAAGATGCGGAAAGATGCCCCGCCAAAGTAAAAGTAATCCCTACTCAATTTAAAACGGATATCAATTTTAGGAGGAACTATCAGGCTGGGGTTAAATCGAGATTACTTGATCAAACAGTAAATAAGTTGATCGCTCAAAATATTGAAAAAGAAATAGACTGGTTTGGAATTCAATTGGTGACTTCCAGGTCAGTCCAGCATCTTTATTTAATCCAAAACCTTTTGCCCCCATTAATAAAAATGGTAAGCCGTATTTTGGTTGGGCAGGTATCCAAAGAAGACAGAAAAACCATAGTAAAAGAAGCCGCTACTGGTAAATTGAAGATACTTTTCGCAACTGAACAATTACTTGGTAAAGGATTCGACGAACCTTTATTATCCGTGCTGCATATGGCAACACCAATTAAAGATGTTGATTTTCTGACTCAGGTGATTGGCAGAGTAACAAGGATTCACGAAGGAAAAAAAGAGGCCCTCATCCTGGATTACTGGGATAATATGGAACCGGTGTTAGGGCGGTCAGTGAAGGCCCGATTGAAAAAATATCAGGAATTAGGAATTGAAAGAATCAAAATTTAAAGAATGAAATAAACAGGGGGAATAATCATGGAAAAAGACCCAATGACAGAATTATACGTCAAATATCAAAATCTTATTAGATACCAAGCGTGGAAATTATCCAAGAAATTGAATTGCAGTTTTGATGAGGCCCTAAGCGACATCAATATGATTTTCTGGGATTCCGTCAAATCCTGGCAGCCAGAAAGAGGGGCCTTCACCACCTTTTTATTTTGCTGCGTCCACAGCCATATTATCAACAGCATGACAGCCCGGTCAGCGATGAAAAGGAAAAATGAGACGCTGTCTGATATTATGGATTTAATAGCCCAACTACAGCCAAGCCCTGAAAAGCTGGTAATTTTAAAGGACCTTATTGAAAAAGACCCTGTGATGAACGCGATAAAAGACCTGTTACTGACGGAACAAAAGGGATACCAAGAACAAAAAAAGGGATTCAAAGGGTGGCTCTCTGATAAGCTTTTTGCCATGGGATTCAAATGGAAAGATATCTGGGGAGCATGGAGATACATCGAACAACTATAAGGGGGCTTGAATGAATAGAAGGACAAAAATAAAGCAAAAAGCAGAAAGCCCGGTGAAGACAAAATTTAAAATAAAAAGAAAAGAAAAACCAACTGAACCGCCACCGACAACATATAAAAGGCCGGTAGGTGGTCATTTACCATTTCCACCAAAAGACTGCTACCGGCCAGGCTGGATTCAGTTTTTTACTGAAAAGAACGTGCCCTGGATTGATTTAGCAATCTGTATTGATTGCCCACAAAAATGCCAACGGAGAAAAGAATACCTGCAACAATTAAAGGAGGAAAGAAATGCCAAACGTGATGCCGGCACAGCAAGTAATACCAAACATGAATGAAACGCAAGAACTGGACAGAAACTCGTTGTTAATGAAACGAACAAAATTGCTTGAAGAGTTCCTCAGTAAAAATGGTATTACGGTACCTTTTATCCAAAATATCAAAAAAAGACACGCTGGAAATGGCTGCGAAGATATTAAAAATTACGTGGAATGGCTTCATGCGACCAGGTTTAACTTTGCCAATGCTTTTTACCTGGCATTTTATTGGCATCCAAAAGACCCAATTCCCTGGAAACAGCATGCACAAAATTGGAAATCTTTTCTGAAAGGGGGTTCTCCGTATGGACCTGCTTAGGTTATTTCAAGACCACGGTATTTCCTCCGCCCCTGAAGGTGCACCACATTATCGGCCTGGGTGGATAAATATCCCGTGCCCCTATTGTACAGGAAACCCTGGCAATCATTTGGGATACAATATCGAACAAGAATATTTCTTCTGCTGGCGTTGCGGACATAAACCTGTTACGAAAGTAATTGAAACGCTCCTTGGGGTAAACTGGAGAAAGGCGAAAGAACTGATCAGAAAGTATGAAGGGAAGTCCCACAATCCAGCTAAAAAATTAACCCTTAAACGAAAATCATTTATTTTACCCCACGCGGTGCCCTTAAACGAGTCCCCTGGAGGTAAATTTTACTTCAAAAAACGTGGTTTCAGTTTAAAGGAAGCATTATCATTAGAATCCCTTTTTGAGCTTAAAATAACTCAGCCAGGCGCGGTCATCGACCAAATGGATTTATCATACCGGGTTTTGATTCCGATTAAGTACCAAGGGAAAGTTGTTTCTTGGCAAACCAGGGATATGTCTGGCAATTCTCCTTTGAAGTATATCTCCTGTCCGGAGGCCCGGGAACTTATCCACCACAAGCATATCTTTTACAATGATGATGGGGGTGATGAAGCAGTGCTCTGTGAAGGCGTGTTTGATGTTTGGAAAGTAACCTTGGCTGGATACCGAGCTATCTGCGGGTTCGGGGTTGAATTAACCAAAGAACAAATCTTCAGGTTGATGAAAATGAAAAAGGTTCTAATCTTTTTTGACCCTGATGTTGCTGGCCAAAGCAAAGCCGATTTGCTATACAAACAACTGCTGTTCTCTGGGGTTGATGTTTGGAAGGTGCTTTACCAAACACCGGAAGGGAAAAAGAAAATAGATCCCGGTGAAATGGGCCTGGAAATACTCCGTGATGTGCTCGGGGAGGATTGTTTAATAGGATAAAAAATAATTTTTAAAAAAATTAAAATCATTTTGTATAATATATTGCTTACTTACCTGGCCCGGTAAGTCCGAAAGGATAAAGGGTGGGTTAGATCATTTCGCCCTGTTATGATCTTCCGAGCCACCCACCCAAAAAGCATCATCTTTAATGGCTCTACAAGGAGAAAAAGATTGAAAAGAAAATCTGTGGCAAATCAAACAACCATTCAAACAACAATAAAGTATAATATCCCCCCAGATGCAATCTACGCAGATCCAACACCAGACAATTTTACGCAAGTACCAAATACAGTAATTGAAGACCTGAACTTATCTTGGAAAAGTTTGGGTATTTTAGTATTTCTTCTACGGAATAAAAACAAAAAAGGATGGCATACGTACACGTCCAGTGTGATCCAAGCAAAAAAAGATAAAAAGGATTCCGTATCTTCAGGGCTTGCTGAACTTGAATTACTTGGGTATGTTCTTCGTTTCCGTTATTACGATGAAAAGAAGAAAGTGCGAGGTTCTTTCTTTGCATATACTGCGCACCCATTCAAATTTGAATTAAATTATATTACAAAGTGGATAAGGAAGCAAGGATGGGGATTTACTCCTTCTACGCAGAATTCAAAAGAAGTGTTTCAACAGGTTTGTAAAAAGCTAACCAGTCCAAACCTAAAAATGGGAAACCCAATATTGGAAAACCCAATATTGGAAAATCCGCCTCTAAAAAGAAAAACCTCTCAAAAAGAAAAACCTCTCAAAAAGAAAAAAAATAATAAAATAAATAAAAAACTATTTGATCCAATGGAAGTTTTTATGCAAATATGTCCAGAAGAAATGAAATCTGAAAGTATCCTCCATACTATGTATGAATACGCAGCATATAGATGGGAACAAGGGAACCCAATAAAAACTAAACAAGCTATTGTTATATTAGTAAATAAATTGCGTAATTTTTCAGAAGATGAAATAATTGAAGCCCTGGAAAGATCCATAATGAATTCATGGATCGGTGTTTTCCCAAAAAAGAATGATGATTACGGATATGCCGGGAGGAATAAACAATACAATGAAAAAGAAGAACCAGAAGATGAGTATGACGGTTTACGTAAACCTGAATACAAATCCTGGAAAGATATGACAGATTAATTAACAACAATAAAATAAAGGAGATTTAAAATGGAAGATCCAAATTCAACACTCATTCCAGCACTTGTTGTGTTTTTAGTTCTATTTGCCATTTGCCGAGAAATTGTTTGCTGGTACTGGAAAATTAATGAACGGACTGACCACCTGAAGCAAATGAAAAAATCCGCAAAACGCACAAATGAGTTGTTAATGGAAATAAAAGACCTGCTGCACAGGGACATAATCAAAAGTAGTGCGTCAGGCCAAGTCCTGGAAAAATGGAAAGACTCTGGCAAATGAAAACAAAAGAAATCCTCCAAATTGAACGGAAAATTGTGATCGGGCTGATTCTGTATACGGAGTATTTAAAACAAGCGATTGAACTCATAGATATTTCATGGGTTCAATCTCCGGAAGCTAAAATCATTATTTCATGGGTGTACGATTATTTCCAAACATATAAACTGGCTCCAGGGATGAATATCCAAGATATTTTCATGGAAAAGCTCCGGACCAAAAAGATCCATAAAGCCCAGGCTGAAATCATTGAATGGGTCCTCGCTGATTTATCAGAAGAAAGTCAGAATGAAAGCAATACTAACCTGGAATATTTGTTAGACCAGACTGAAAAATATGGGAAAGCATGTAAGATCAATATGTATGCTGACCGGGTTAAAGAGGAAGTTGAATCCGGAAGAATTCTGGAAGCGGAACAATTGCTTGTGAACTTTAAACCAGTAGAACATCTCAAATCAAATGCCGTCACCCCTTTAGGGACAGTTGAGCAGCGGAAACAGGCGTTTGAAAGTTACAAAGACCCGTTAATAAAATATCCTGGAGCATTAGGGCAACTGATCAACCAATATATGGTCCAGGAATCCTTTGTTGTTTTCCTGGGCCAGAATAAAGGAGGTAAATCGTTCTTCTTAATGGATGCCGCCATGCGAGCAGCCAAACAAGGGAAGCAAGTTGTTTTTATCCAAGCCGGGGATATGTCCCAAGCACAACAAGAACGACGCCAAGCAATTTATTTATCCAAGAAATCAGATTTACAGCAGTATTGCGGCCCTTTATTGATTCCGGCCCTGGATTGCATCTGGAATCAAAATGATGAATGTGAATTAGATTTTAGGGCAGGAGGCAAAAAAGGGGATGATGGCCCGTTTTACAAGAAAAAGCCAGAACAAATCCATGACTTAACATTAAAAGAACTGAAAGAGGCTTTTGAAGAAATGCCGGAGCATACTCCTTGTTACAATTGCCTCAGATTTAAAAAGAACCGGTTTCAAGGTGCTTTGTGGTATAAACAGAGAAAAGCCGTTGAACCATTAAGCTGGAAAGAAGTCCACAGGACTTTGGAAAAAAGGCATAAAACTTTGATAAACAGGATTAAGCTTATCACATATTCCAGCGAATCTTTGACTATGTCTAAAATCAATGCCGAATTGGATATTTTAGAGAAAAGTGGGTTCTTCCCGCAAATCATCATCATTGATTACATGGACTTGATCGCCCCGGACTATGATGCTACAGGGCTGAAGCCCAGGGATCAAGAAAATAAAAAATGGATGCGTGCCAGGCGGTTGAGCCAGGACCGCAAATGTTTGTTACTATCTGCCAGCCAAAGCGATACGGAGGGATTCGATAAAAAGTTTTTATCCAAAAAGAATTTTTCAGAAGACCGCAGGAAGCTTGACCATGTTACCGCAATGGTCGGGCTGAACATGACCAAAGAGGAAAAGAAGAAGGGCATTATGCGCATCAATGATATTGTGGCCAGGGATACTGAAGGCGCAAACTGGTGCTACGTTACACACCGTCTGCAAATAGGACGGCCAATCATTAATAGTTTTTTTTAAAGGAGGAATGAAAGAAAATGAATAAACCATTTAAATATTTAGTATTGGGAAACCACCCTATTTTCCAGTATGTGACTCGACGTTGTTTAACAGTAGAAGAAGCTGAAAATGTAAAAAATGGATTATTAGCGGTTGGGTATGAAGTAGAAATAAAAGAGGAAGGAGGAGATAAATGACAGCACCAAAGAACAATGAACAAGAAAATAAACCCCAACCCAGCCTGATCCCACTGGACCTGCTGATTAAGATCCTTGAACCAGCTTACAGGGAAGGGCTAATCAAATATCGTCGGGAATCATGGAGAGAAGGATTCCACACAACAATAATGATGGATTCGGCGCAGCGACACCTATCTGCCCATTTCTATGATGGAGAAGATTTCGACCCTGATGCCAAAAAACTGGGGATTAACAAGACTCATTTAGGCGGGGCATTATTCAGCATCCTCTGTATGGCACACACAATGCTGAACCACCCTGAATTAGATAACCGGCCTGGAAAAATGAAAAAAGAAAAAATCTATGTCAGCACCTTAGATGTTTTCGGGCTGAAAAAAGAATTTATATTCGTTGAACCACCAAACGAAGAGTAGGAGGATTTATAATGAAAATAATTAATCAAAGCTATGAAATTTTAAATTGGCCAGAACAGGCATTGGAAATGATCGAACGTGCCGGGAGAACCTGCTATAAATCAGAGAATAAAATTGGATGTTCAATTCCAGAAGAACAGCAAGGTCATGAAAATTGCCCTGACCTGCATTGGTATTTTTCTTGCACCTCGGAATGTCAGCACCATTCATCAAGAAAATTTGTTAAGATGCTGCAAAACAGAGGCCACCATGCAATGATTGAATTTGCGGATCTTACCGTCAAGTTTATTACCAATCGGGGAGTGACGCATGAACTGGTCCGGCACCGGATGTGTTCTTTTGCCCAGGAAAGCACCCGGTACGTGAAGTATGATGGAAATATGGAATTTATCCGGCCTGTTTGGGGTTATCCAACATCGTGCACACACCTTGAACAAACCAAAGAAATTTTAATTGCAGATACTATATGGCTTAGGGCAATGCGATATGCGGAAGGATACTATCTGCAATTATTAGATGCGGGCTGGAGGCCAGAACAGGCCAGAGAAGTTTTACCCAATTCGCTTAAAACCGAAATCGTGGTAAAAGCAAACCTCCGGGAATGGCATCATGTCTTAACCCTCAGGACTTCCAAAGCAGCACACCCACAGATGAGGGCCTTAATGCTGCCGCTCTTAAAAGAATTAAAAGAAAAAATCCCTGTTGTATTCGATGGGGTACAGGAATGAAAATTGTTATCTGTATATTTATGCTTTTTCTGTGGCCAACTATAATAAACATTGCAGAATTTATGCCCTGCCCTGTATACGAGCATATCCAAATTCATGGGCATGGGATTGATATGAGCAGTGTATGGGGGCAAGGAAAAGCAAATTATCAACTCAGGAAGAAAAACTTTAAACCTGGGAGATATTTGAGGAGGTAGAAATGCCGTTCAAATGGCATGCAAGATTTATTGATCTTGCTTATTTAGTTGCTTCTTGGAGTAAAGATCCAAGCACTAAATGTGGCGCTGTGATTGTTGACCAAAATAAAAGGATTATCTCCGTTGGTTTCAATGGATTTCCTAAAGGAACTTCTGACGATACCGGGCTTTATGACAACAGGGAAGAAAAATACCGTAGGGTGATCCATGCAGAAAAGAATGCAATTTTATTTGCCCAAAAGGATTTAGCTGGATGTACATTATATGTAGTTCCTATGCCTCCATGCAGCCAATGTGCCGGTATGATTATCCAATCTGGAATTACCCTTGTTGTCACAATAGAACCAAGTACAGAACATATCAAAAGATGGGGTGTGGATATACTGTCAACAAAACAAATGTTCAATGAAGCTGGTGTACAATTACTGTACTATGCGTCAATTGAAAAATAAATAAAGGAGGGAGCAAAATAAATTTTTAAAAAATTAAAATTGTTTTGTATAATATAATGACGAGGAAATGAATTTAATCATATTCCAATTTAACCAAGAGTTACTAACAGTAACAAAGAAAAAAGGAGAACGACAATGGGAAAGAAAAGTAAAGAAAAAGCACCGCAGATTGACCCGAAAAAGCTGCGAAAAGCTGCGGATGAGCTCCAGGGCCTGCTTGACCTGGAAGATGATGATGGAAACCCTGTTGAACTGAATAAAGGGTCCATTGAGGAAATCTGTGACAAAGTGACAGAGGCCGCCGCAGAACTCACTGAAGACGATGAAATTTCTGAAAACTTGGCAGAGGTGCTTGAAATCCTGGGGGTTGAAATCCCGGAAGCAGAAGATGCAGATGATGATGCAGATGATGATGCAGATGATGATGCAGATGATGATGCAGATGATGATGCAGATGATGATGCAGATGATGATGCAGATGATGATGCAGATGATGATGGTCCGGAACTGTCCCTGGCCGACCAGGTAAAAGCAGCAAAGAAGCTTGACGACATGAAAATCCTGGTGAACAACAATGATGAATTCAAAAAACTGCGCAAAGGCCTCAGTGATTATAAAGGTCTTGCCGGCCCACGTGAATTGAAAGCCAAAATGCTGAAAATCCTCGGAATTGACCCGGCTGAAAAACCTGCAAAAGGCCCGAAAAAAGAAGCTGGAAAATCCAGATACGGCCGGTTGCTTTCTTCTGCTGTTGGTGTGATTGATGAATTGCTCTTCAAAGGTACCACAGAAGAAGACATCCTCAAAACACTCACTGAAAAATTTCCCGGAAAGGATGTGAAACAACTCACTGCCAGGCTGCATGGCCATATGAAGCAGTTGAAAAAGGAAGGGATCACAATTACCGAAAAAAACGGGAAGATCAAATCCAAAGAAGAAAAACATCCCAACATGGAATAGCACTGCCAACGGAGCCAAGTAAAACAATGATTGAATGCCGCCCAAATATGCATTAATGGGCGGCATTTTTCGCACAAAATCAATAATGAGGGTGAAATAAGGAAATGGGAAAACTAAAAAAGAAAAGTGACCACGCAGGAGATAACACGATAATCAAGAATGGAAAAAACTTCAGCGCCTTACTCACAAATGCAAACCTGCGTGGGTTGTTGAATGAAGTTGTCCTGACTGTAAAAAACGGGGTTGGAGAAATCCAGGCAATTGATATGACTTCCAGTGTATTCCTTTCTTGCACTGAAGACCTTGGTATAACAGAGGACCTCACTATTGGGCTAAACAATTTACCCGGCCTGATTAAATTCTTTGAAAACAGCGAAGAAGTCCAGTACCGGTTTGAAGATGACTGGATTATCCTCAAAAAACACAAAGCCCAATTGAAATGTATTCTATCTCCTCCTGAATCTGTCCCAACCAGCATCACAGAAAAGCTTAAATTTTCTGACCTCAAAAAACAATGCAGTAACTCCATCGACTTCACCAAAAAGATGTACGACGAATTTACGTACTATTCTTCCATAGTCAGCCCTACCAGCATTTTTATTGTTTCCGAAAAGAAGAAAACAATGCTGCACAGCAATGAATACGATGAGCAGCAATTTAAACTGTTTTTAGGTAAAGCGGAAACTGATGAAACATGCAAAACGGAAATCCTGACAGAACATTTTTTGAAAATCCTTGGCATCCTAGACTGGAGTGAAAAAGTAACAATGTTCTTTGGCACTGACGTCCCAACGGTCATAAAACAAAAAGAAAACTTTTGGTCACTGGTGCCACTCAAAAGTTAAGGAGGCACCAAAATGAACATAGAAGAATTCTTGCCAATTAAGAGTAGGGTGCTTTCAAAAATGAGCAAATTTGAATTGGCAAAGAAAAAATGCACATCGAAAGAAGAATTGCGTGTCCTGGAAATGCAATACCTCCGCCCGGAAAAGTTGCAGAAAACAACACAAGTGAACCACGCAGCATCTATTGATGACAGAATTATTGAAGTTGTTTTTGCAAATGAAGAAGACATCCAAAACTTCAAGCAGTTTTTCTCTGTAACTTCTCGCAGATCACTCGGGGTGAAGCAATCACTGTACAGGATTAATTTGCTTTTAGATTTTATCGCAGCATTGAAATCAGGGGAAATATCTTATGATTCGGAAAAACGAAAATTCAAGTACCAAACAGAGCCAGAACATGACGAAAGAAGATCAGATCGGAAACGGAATATTACCTCCACTAAACTCCGACATCTTAAAAGAAGCAAACAAATGGCTTCTTGAGAATACAGACAGGACAGCCCACGGAACATATGGTTCCCCACGGGTGAGCAGTGAATTACCTGATTGCAGTATGCCGATGACATTTGATCAGTATAGTTACTGTGGACTCGGCTGTTGCTATTGCACTATTGCAGGGACTCCAATTTCTGTTGTTGGTGGGAATAAACCAATTGAACATCTTATGGTAGGAGATAGTATTTACAGCAGGAACGTCGAAACAATGCAAATGGAGGTAACAGAAATAACAGCCACCATGGAAAGGACAGTGCATGAGATTTATGAGATTGAACTTGAAAATGGGCGGAAGTTAAATATCACAGGTGAACATCCTGTTTGGGTGAATAATTCTGAATGGAAATGCGTAAAAGACTTAAAGCTAACTGATGAAGTTGATTTTGTAGAAAAGCCGTATTTAGTTGCACGGAACCAAGAATACCAATTTAGAAAAAATGTATCAAAACGCATGAAGAAAAATAATCCAAGGTGGGTTGCTGGTGTCACAGAAAGAACATCGAAAACATTAAAAAAACGGTATGCCAGTGGTGAATTAACTCCATATTGGTTAGGAAAAGAAAAACCAGACGCAAAACATAGGATGCTGACAAACAATCCGATGAAGGACCCAACCATCAGAAGAAAGACATTGCAAAAATCAGTAAAAACATGGCTTGAAAATGGAAGAATTTCAATCGGTGAAAAAAGGTACGGAAAGCACTACGTGTGCTCGGTGAAAACTTTATTCATGAAATGAAAATACCAGGACCAAAAAGAGAATACACGCTTGATTTTTTCTTGCCTGATAAAAATATTGTAATAGAGTATGATGGGCACAGTAAGCATTATACAGAAAAGGGGCAAGAAAAACATCATGAACGTGATAATTGGTTGTATCAAAAACATGGCATAATTACTGTTCGTATACATAGAGACGAAACAAAATTACCTGTCACCCAGTTTAGTAAGTTGCTTACCGAAAGGATTGCAAAATGCGCATAAAAAGCATTGTTATAAAAAAAGGGACTTTCAGAGTCCATAACATTGAAACGTCTAAACATAATAATTATTATGCCAATGGTGTGCTTGTGCATAATTGTTTTTCATACTTCTTTAAGAGCAACAACCCAAGCATGAAAACACATGAACTCAAACAAGTGAATGTAAAAAGGTTGTTGAAAAAAATGAATGGTGAATCACCGCAAGATGTAATGTACCGGCATTTTTATAAAAGAAAATTCTTGTTGCATTGGGGTGGATTGGCAGATCCATTTTGTTCATTTGAAAAAACAAACGGAACCGGGCTTGAATTAATTAAAGGGCTGGGGAAATTAAATTACCCAACCCTCTTTTCATTCAAAGGACCAACAATCTTAGAAAAGAACTACCTCAAAACATTTGAGAAATACCAAAAACAGTCAAATTTTGCTTTCCAGGCATCCATTATAACCCGTGATGATGATATGGCAAAACGGGTTGAAATTGGGGTGCCAAGCCCAACAAAAAGATTAAAAGCATTGAAAGAACTCAGTGATATGGGGTATTGGACTATCCTCAGATTACGTCCTTTTATTGTTGGAATTTCTGATGTTGGCCTTGATGAACTATTAAACGATGCCCTCGCTGCTGGTATTAACGGTGTCAGTTGCGAGTTTTTTGCCATGGATGCAAGAGCAAATATCGGAATGAAGACCAGGTATGATTGGCTGGGCCAGTTAACCGGGATAAAAAATATGCATGAATATTACACGGTGCTCAGCCCAAAAGAACGTGGCGGGTACCGGAGGCTCAATAGGCTTGTAAAAGAGCCATATATCAAAAAGATCTATAAATTCTGCATTGAAAATAATTTGGTTTGTGGGATCAGTGACCCTGACTTTAAAGAGTTGAACACCTCTGGATCATGTTGTGCCATGCCGGATAATTTTAAAAAGAACCCGGAAATGCAAAACTGGACTACATCCCAATTGACATACCACCTGAAAGAAATCAGGAAAACATATCACAAAACAGGAAAGCTTGAAAGGCTTTATTTTGATAAAGTGTACAACAGTGGTAAAGAAACATACCTGGAAGAATGGCGTTTTGCCAATGACCACCCATGTACTGTTGGAATGTCACACGCCAGGGTCCGGAACACCAATCTAAAACAAATCACACAACGGTCCTGGAATAATTTACACAGTCCTGGAAATCCCAGGAACTATTTCCATGGGAAAGTTGTTCCGGTTGACCAGGACAGTAAGGGCAATTTAGTTTTTGAGTATGCCCCACATGATTATGAAGCACAATGGAAAAAAGAAGGTATCGATTTAACAAAATAAAACAGGTGTATTATGCACATTTATATTCCCACGTACAGCAGGCCGAATAAGCAAGAGACATTAAAGCACATCCCAAATAAATTGATGGAAAAGGTTCGTTTGGTTGTGAACAAAGAAGAATACGGGGTGTATTGCGAACGTGTTTCTAAAAAAATGATCATGGTTGTGGAAAGAAAAGTAACAAACATCGGCCAAGTACGCCAGTACATTATTGAAAATAGCCTCAGTGATTTCAGTTTATTTTTTGATGATGATATGTCCTTTGGTGTACGGAAAGAAGGTAAACTTAAAAAAGCTGAAAAAATAGATGTGTACGGAATGTACAAATTATTACTTTTTTGGCTGGAAGAAGGGCTTATCCACGTAGGGGTCAGTCAAAGATTTGGGAATAACCGGATAGCAGAAGATTACCTGGAAGTGACCCGTATGAATAATGTTTATGCGTACAACACCAAAATTGTGAATAAAGAAAAAATCAGGTTTGATAGATTGCCGATAATGGAAGATTTTGACATGACTTTGTCTTTACTTGCTGCAGGATACAAAAACCGGGTGTCGTACAAGTATTGCTGGGGACAAGGGAAGAGTGGCGATAGGGGTGGGTGTTCAACCTATCGGACGTTTGAAATGCAAAAAGAAGCTGCTATAGCATTAAGTAAACTTCACCCTGGCATCGTTAAAATAAAGGCAAAAAAAGGTAAGGAAGAATGGGGTGGTATAAATTCCCTATACCGAACAGACGTTAATATTTTGTGGAAAAAAGCTTTCAAAAACAAGGAAAGAAAAGGAAACACTGATTGGCTTTTTAGCGGGAGGAAGGAGTAATGTCCGGATTCTTTTTCCCAGAAAGAAAACAAAAAGTGCAAACATTTAATTCCTTTGTTGGAAGAGGTAATACTTGCTCAACTTGTGGCAGGTACCGTGGATGCAAAACTCCAAGAATGAAGCCGTTTGGTGGATTTAAGAAAAAGATCATGCTTTTGGTTGAATCACCAAGTGTGACTGACGATAAACTTGGTGAACCACTTAAAAGCCGGCACGGGAAAAAAATTGTTCGTGCTTTAAAACAAATAGGGGTAGATGTTGCCAGTGATTGCCTTGTTGTCTATTCTGTTGCTTGTTATTCAGAAGAAAAAGTCAAACCAAAAGAAATTCTTTGCTGCAAAACAAAACTGGTACAAACGATCCGCCAACATAAACCAAATGTGATAATCCCCTTTGGGGGAGAATCACTTGATGCATTGATTGGCCATTACTGGAAAAAGAACATCAGCGGAATACAGAATTGGAGAGGTTGGCAAATACCAGACAGGAACTATCAAGCTTGGGTTTGCCCAGTATTCGCTCCTTGGTTTATTGAACAAAGTGAAGAAAAGTACAGTAATATGGCAGAGAATCTTTGGCTAGAAGATTTAACATCCGCAATAAGCATACAAGAACAAATTCAATTTTCCGATGATACCAAATGCATTCATTACGTTGAAAATAATGAAGATTTCCGGCAAGCTATTAAAGAGATCAACCGTGCTCCTTGGGTTTCTTTTGATTATGAAACTACCGGGCTGAAACCACATGCACCAGGACATGAGATAATTTGTGTCAGCGTTGCAGTATCCAGTAAAAAAGTATTTGTTTGGGAGAATGATGAATACAGGGCAAAGGTATGGTCTATGATCCTGAAAAAAGGAAAAATAAAAAAATCATCACACAACCTTTCTTTCGAGCAATTATGGAGTGCAGTATTAATGAAAACCAGAGTCCGTGGCTGGGATTGGTGCAGCATGAACACGGCCCATATCTTGGATAACAGGCAAGGCATTTGTGGATTAAAATTCCAAGCATATGTTAATTTCGGGGTTATCGATTATAATTCTCAAATAGAACCATACTTAGAAAGCCCACCTGATCAGGGGGCCAATGCAAAAAACAGAATAAAAGAATTCATTAAAAAATTCGGGATAAAACCAGTTTTGACTTATTGCGCCTTGGATTCATTATACGGATATTGGCTCACAGAAAAACAAAAACAAGATATTGAAAATAAAGTAGCAAACGAACTAATTCCCTTTTAACCAGGCAGAAACCTACAATGAAACGGAAAAAGAAATTGCAGACCAATTCTGAATTGTTACAGAAAGAAAGCCTTCAAATATTCAAATGCATAAAACCTATCAAACTCCAATTAACAAAAAAAGCTTGTGCACATATGTACCATCAAGCAAACAAAACAAACAAAAACGGGGTCTCTGCAATTAACCATACCATCGATGCATTTTACTATTGTTTTGAATGCCCAGAAGGGAAGAAAAATTATGAAAAATACCACAGTAACGGGAAAGAAAAAATAAAGGCCCCTAAAAGAAAACAATGCCTGATGTACCAGGTAGACCCAACTCAATGTAAAAATGAAAAAATAGAAGGGTGGTTTTCCAGGCACAGAACACAAAAAGACCAAAACTGGGGGATCAAGAGGTTTTGTTGTGCTGAATGTGGGGTGCGGTACCATTATTTAAAATCACAAGGGAAGATAAAATGATTCAAGCAACTACTGAAGATGCACGGAAATTGATCACAGAAGGGTTAATTACTTTATCAAATGCCTCAATTGAAGGTATTGGCATTGATATCAAATACTGCTTGAAGCAAGAAAAAATACTTACCCTGAAACTAAAAAAATTAATCACTGAATTTAAAGAAACCAGGACCGGTAAACTATGGAAAAAAATTTACCGGAATGCCAATTTCAATTCTGATATGCAACTTCGGGATATCTTGTTTAAAAAATTACACCTCCCACAAGTCAAAAAAACCGAACCCAGTGTTACATACCCAAACGGCCAGCCTGTTGTAAACAATGAAACTTTAGAACTGTTAAGCAAACAGAATGAAGATTTATTGCCGTATATCAGTTATAAAAAATATGATAAGGTTTTGAACACTTATATCTCAGGTATCATAAAAGAACAAGTGGATGGGTTTCTTCACCCATTCTTCCACCTGCATACTGCCAAAACATTCCGATCCAGCAGCGCCAATATCAATTTCCAGAACCAGCCGAATAGAGATCCCATTCAAAAGAAAATCATCCGGACAGCATTTATCCCGCACAAAGGACATCGGTTTCTTACAGCAGACTTTTCCGGGATTGAAGTTGCTATTTCTTGCTGCAATCATAAAGATCCCAAAATGATAAAGTATGTAACAGACAAAAAAACTGATATGCACCGGGATCTTGCCGTCGATTGCTATAAGCTGGATAAATTTCAAAAAGAAGGATCTGAAAAAACACTAAGGAAAGGCGCCAAAAATGGATTTGTATTTCCTCAATTCTACGGCGATTATTACGGGAACAATGCCCCAATTCTTTTGCACTGGGGTGGATTGCCTTCTTCCGGTTCTTGGGAAAAATCAGACGGTTTGCCATTAATAACTGGAATGACCCTTGGAGAGCACTTAATCCGAAAGGGCATAACTTGTTACGAAGAATTTGAAGACCATATTCAAGATGTACAAAACCATTTTTGGAAACAAAGATTTAAGGCATACAATCAATGGAAATTAGATAATGTTGCGGAGTATTATAAAAGGGGATACTTAAAAACATTAACCGGGTTTACCTGCTCTGGGTTGATGGGCAAAAACGAAATAAACAATTACCCAATACAAGGCCCAGCATTCCATTGTACTCTTGCCACATTCATTGAAATTTCAAAAAGGATTGAATACCAAGGATTAAAGACCCGGTTAATTGGACAAATACACGACGAGCTTGTTTTTACAAATGAACCTGATGAAAAAGACCAAATACTTGATATGATCCGATCTGTTGCGTGTATTTGGTTGCCAAAACAATGGCCTTGGATTATTGTTCCTTTAGAAATTGAAGCAAATGTTTTTGAAGTTGACGCCCCTTGGTCATCAGCTTCTTATGTTGTTAAAATTGCCAAATAAATAAAGATGACAACTTTTAAACAACTTTTAAAAAAATTAAAATCATTTTGTATAATATTACAGAATACGGTAAAGATGTAGAAAATTAAAATTATAAACTGGAGAAAAGAATGCCCACAATTAAAAAATTAATCGAATGCAAGAGTTGTTCCGGCACCGGGGTGTACCAAGGAATGGCTGAAGGTCACGGTTGTGGTGTTGTCTGCACAACCTGTAAAGGTTCAGGCGCATTTGAGTACACCTTCACGTACAACGAGTTTAAAGGTAAACGGACTAAAGATGGAATTAGTCGCGTATACAAATCTGGGTATGGGTATAAAATAGGGTTGGGCAAAATAAATTTTGTTGGTATTGGTGAAATTGATATGGACAAAAAAGGAGTCAGTTACACAGAATTTTTGTCAGGGCAAATGCCTGCGCATATCCAAGAATTGTGTTGCCCAATGCTTGCCGATCAAGGTGCATGCCATGCTATTGATGGGTTTGTACAACAATGCAAAAAATTGGATGGGCGGGGCTGGATAGGGCACATACCAAATTGTAATTATGCCAGTAAAAAATCTTTGTGTTGGGATCGATTTACTCGCGCCCAAAAAGCACAGGAGAAAAATTAAAATGGAGTTGTACAAAAAGTACAGGCCGGGGGTGTTATCAGATATGGTCGGAAATAAAGCAAATGTTCAATTGCTCACTTCTTTCTTAAAAGAGGGGAATTTACCCCATGCCATTATGTTCACAGGGCAAAAAGGGTGCGGGAAAACAACCCTCGGCAGAATCCTGAAAACTGAATTGAATTGCGCTGATTGTGATTATAAAGAGTTGGACACTGCTGTATTTCGTGGCATTGATACAATGCGTGAAATACGGGAACAAATGAAGTTCTTACCAATTAAGAGTGAATGCAAAGTTTTTTTGTTGGATGAATTTCACATGGTTGGCAAAGGGATGGAAGAAAAAAATGAAGCCCAGAATGCCTTATTGAAGGCTCTGGAAGACACGCCGAAACATGTTCATTTCATTTTATGCACAACAAATCCAGAACGTGTCATATCTACCGTAAAAAGTAGATGTGTTGAAATTCAATTGCAGACTCTTTCCGAATCAGAGATGATTTTGTTACTTAAAAAGGTGTGCAAAAAAGAACGGAAGGTTTTGCCCGGAAAAGTTATAAAACAAATTATTACGTACGCAGAAGGGAGCCCAAGAAACGCTTTACAGTTATTGGAAAAGGCCCTGAACCTCACTGACGAAAAAGATATGCTGGAAGCTGTTAAATCTGAATTACTGGATCAATCCGCTGCGGTAAATGAATTATGCCAAGCGATGCTGAAAACAGGGGAATGGGGTAAAGTGAAAAAGGTTCTCCAAGGGTTAAAAACGGAAGACCCTGAAAGCATTCGCCGGCAAATTATCGGGTACGCTGGAGCGGTATTACTAAATGGAAATGAATCAGCATCATTAATCTTGGGATGGTTTCTTTACAAGAACACGTACGATGCTGGATTCCCATTGATTACCCAGTTTTGTTATAACATTTGTCAAGGAATTGAGCCTCCATGTTAATGAGAAAATATGAGAAATAACAAAAAATTAAAAAAAGTAAAAGATCTTGTTGAATGGGAGATAAAAACAACATCGGATGCTTGTAAATGGGCAGGTCCAGTTTTTGTGAATAACGCAGACAATATCGTTCACCATTATGAGTGTAATCACGTTAATAATTTTGTGTGTCTTTGCTGTTCTAAAAATTGCCCAATTATAATTACTGGAAATTAAATGACGGGGCCTCCCGGGTATAATAACCATAACAAAGGATTTCTTTAAATGCGCCCTAATCCTGATGAAATCATGGCATACTTGATAAGCAACAAAGAAAAGATACAAACAGGGAAGATTAAAAAAGTTGAAATTTGCATTGCCCTGGGCATTTGTGAGAGGACAGTGTACCGGTATTTACAATTATTGGGAATTAAAACTATTATCGGTAGGCCAAAAAGCGCAAGATGCCAAAGCAGGATGGCCAAGAAAACTAATTTCAAACGAATTATCCGATTAGAAAAGCTGGTAAAAACTTTGGCACGGGTGCTTTATGAGGTACAGGAAGATATGGGGTCAATCCCGCATCCAAGCATAAAAGAAATACTAAAAGAGGAAAGGTAGGGGCAAAATGAAAAGAAAACCAAGTGTTTCAAAATTCAAAATCAATAAAGCTGGATTCAGAAAAGAACTGGATCATTACTTTCCAAAATACATGTTCACAATGAAAAAGCAAATCAGTCCTTTCATCGTGGTCCAAGGCAACGAGATAAGAAAAGAAGATATGACTGCCACATTGTTTGAGTTGCCTGAAGACACCACAATATTTCATACTTGGCCTGGCCAATACCGGTCTGACGTGTTTGTGTATACCATAAAAGAAATGCTGGAATGGTTTAATGCACAAGAAGAATCCACAAAAGAAACGTACAGGAGGAAATGTGGGCTTACTGAATAAAAAACGTCTTGACTACAAACAAGACGTAAAAATAGATACAGAAGCCCTGGATGTGGAATGGGCAGAACATCCGGAAAAATGCCTGATGTACATCGAACAACTGGCAGAATTAAGGAAACAGGCCCGGCTGGATGAAGAGGAAGTCAAAACAACCAGGTCAGAACTTATCTTGGAAGCAAATAATGATCCAATTGGATGCTGTGGGAAAGAGAAACCGAATGCTGCGGATATTGAAGCTTATTATCGCAGCAATGATGAGTATAAAGCAGCAAAAGAGGCAGCTATCCAGGCAGCAGATGCGGCACTTGTGGCAGAAGACATGAAAAACCTGATGACATATACCAAAACAAAAGCACTGGAGCAATTAGTCAGTTTGCATTCACAATCTTATTTTATCGGGCCAACGACTCCCAGGAACTTAAACAGAGAAATGGAAAAAAGAAGGGAAAGAAAAGAACAAGCAGAAGAAACAAAGAAAAAAACTGCCAGCAACCTAAAAAATAAGTTCAGCGGGTTCAAAAGGAAAAAAGCATGAATTTTTTAGAAACATTAATTATTTCCATTTGCGGCACGCTTGCAATTATTTTGATGGCGTATTTAGCTGGGCGTAATTTTGCCTTAGGGGTTTTACATCAAATTGCGGAAATAGTGAAGAAAATAGAAGGACAAACAGTAGAAACAGAACGAAAGGAGAACAAATGAAAAAGAGTAAACGTGAAAACAAGAGGCGTGGGGCCTCAATGGGTGCCGGAGCCAGGGAATCCAGAAAAAATAGAAAACTTGGGAAAAAATGGCTCAGTATCCCAAAAGGAATGCAACTCTGGAAAGAGGAACCTGGGTTGTACAAGGTTGATATCCTCCCGTATGAAGTGAAAAACCCAAAATTACATATGGAAGGTGAATACATCACGGAAGGTATTTGGTACAGGATGCCGTACAAACTGCACAGAAATGTTGGGCCGAATAAAATGGATATCGTATGCCCAACAACTATCGGAAAACCGTGCCCGTTATGCCAGAAACGGCAGGAGATTTTCGATGACCCTGACCTGGACAACAAACTTGCCGGAGCTTACCGGGCATCAGAACGATCATTGTTTGCTCTCAAGATGCTATCCGGTAACAAAGAACTGAAAGGCAAGATCGTTTTGTGGGACATTTCTGATTTCTTGTTCTTTGAGCAGCTTTGCGTTGAACTGGAAAACGGTGAAGAAGAATGGGAAAACTTCCCGCTGCTGGAAGGCGGGTATTCTTTAAAGATCCGGTTGTTGGAAGAAGTATTTGACAAAACCAAATTTTCCAAATGTGATCGGATTGACTTTATCGAACGGGATGACTACGATGAATCCATTCTGGAAGAAGTTCCCTGCCTGGATGATGTGATCCTGCCGAATATCCGGACGTTTAAGGAAATCCAGGCAATTCTGGAAGGTATGGACGAGGATGAAGATGATGATTCTGAGGAGGAAGATGATGAAGATGAAAAAACTTCCAGAAAAACAAAAAAAGGTTCCAGGGAAGCCGGGAAAGCAGATAAATCCAAACCGGCAAAGGGAAAGAAAAGACCCGAACCAGAGCCGGAAGACGATGATGACGGCGACAATGATAGTGATTCGGAAGAAGTAGAACAGCCGGAATCCTGGGATGAATTAGAATCCATGGATGAAGATGAACTGGTTGCCCTTGCCGAATCCCTGGACTTTGAAATTGATGAAGATGAAATTGATTCTGAGGATGCCCTGCGAGAGGCCCTGGCGGAAGAACTTGGGATTGAAAAACCGAAAAAGGGTAAAAAGAAAGAAACCTCCAAATCCACAAAGCCTGCAAAATCCGGTAAAAAGAAGCCGGAGCCAGAAGAAGATGATGACGAGGATGAAGAAGAAGATGATCCCCCACCGAAATCCAAAAAGCAAGACAAATCCGGCAAGGGAGCGGATAAAAAAGCCAAGAAAGGGGCTTCAGGCAAATGTCCGCACGGCCATGTATTTGGTGAGGAATTCGGGGATCATGATGAATGCGATGAAGACACCTGTAAAAAGCATGATGCTTGTTTTGATGAATACGATTCAATGCAGGATGAATGACTACCAGGTAATTAACCAATAACCAAAATTGTTGGGTGGCGGAATAGGTAGACGCAGATCAGGCAAGGCGGAAGGTACTTGTATGCAGGTTCAAATCCTGCCCCAACAATAAATAGTATGGAGAGAAAGAAGATGGCACAGTATAAAAATGGATTCCTTAAGCCCCCCGCACCAGATAAGTTAGTCGGCTGTTATATTGCCAGGGCTGATTCCCATCGAATCGCTCTCCATGCTATTTTATCCTCAAAAACTCGTTCTGAAGTTTTCCAGGAGTTATTACTCCCTTTCATTGAAAAACTCCCAGAACTTGAAATTTTATTGGAACAAGTGACTGTTTATTTAGTGCGGGAGTGGCAAGATAAATGTATTAAGAACGCAAGTCAAATCGGATGGAAATCAGCGGACCAAATGTCCCTACGATGGAATGAGTATAAAGAAGAAGTAATCACTGAATTTAAAAAGAAAAAACTTGACCAGCATTTGTTGCAGCAGATCATTCAACGGCTGGAAATACTTGAATACGGGGAAATCCCGGTAAAGGAATAAAAAGAATAAAAGGAACAAAAGGAACATGATAAATGATAAAAAGAAAAGTTAAATCTATGTCCAGGCCATCTTCAGGGGATAACCTAAGGGAACAAATCCGGGAACATGTGAAAGAAGAAAAAGAGGTGAAACCAGAAAGTCAAAATGGTAAATTGTGGGTTCCTTCTGGTTCTATTCTTTTTAACCTTGCTTGTTCTGACAGATATTCTGGTGCGTACCTGGAAGGCCGGATGATTAACCTGGTTGGAGATTCTTCTTCTGGGAAATCCTTTCTTGCCTTATCCGGTATGGCCGCAATGGCAAACAGCAAGAAATACGCTGATTATGCGTTGATCTATGATGATGCCGAATTTGCAGATTCGTTTGATCATGAAAAACTTTTCGGGTCTTCTTTTTGTTCCAGGGTGAAACCCCCTTCCATTGATACTGAAACAGGAGAGCTTGTTTTTTCATCAACCATTGAACAGTTCTTTGACCATGTTATGGATGCTGTTGATTCAGAAAAGCCCTTTATTTACATTTTGGATTCATTCGATGCAATTGATGCCGACGCCGAAATAGCAAAAGAACTTGAAAACAGGGAGCACCGAAAGAAAGGCAATTTATCTAAAATAAAAGGCAGCTTTCAGGCAACCAAACAGAAGAAAGCTTCCCAGATGTTTCGGCAGATTTGCGGCAAGCTTTCCAAAACAAAATCAATACTGATTATCATTAGCCAAACCAGGGATAACCTGGATGCATTTTCGTTTGTTAAACAATACAGGGCCGGAGGAAAAGCTTTAAAATTTTATTCCAGCATTGAAGCCTGGCTGACGTATGCCGGAGCAATCACCAAAACGGTTGCCGGGGTACCCCATAAAATTGGGGTTAAAACAGTCATAAAGATCTCAAAGAACAAATTCACCGGAAAGCTCCGGGAAGTCGGATTCCCAATCTATTATGATTATGGGATTGACGATATTGAATCCTGCCTGGATTTTCTGGTCACAAATAAATACTGGGTGAAGCCAAAACAGACCATCACAGCCACCGAATTAAACGTTGAAATGACCCAGCCAAAACTGATCCAATACATTGAAGAAAAAGGAAAAGAAAAAATCCTTTTTAAGGCCGTTCAATCGTGCTGGAATGAACTGGAAGAAAAGCTGAAGTTAAACCGTAAAAGAAAGTTTTAAGGCACCGGTATTATGAAAATAAAAAGCAAAAGAATATCATCTAAAGGGCAAGGGTATCAACTATCTTTACCTGGTGATATATTCACAAAACATATTCAATTTGGCACTCCTATTTTGGATGGCATTTATGTTATTTTTTTTAAACATTATCCCCCTTTGGCCCATGATAATTTCCCTCCAGCAGGAATGAAAATCTGTCATTATTCTATGGGGGCCTGGGCTTGCAGTGAAATGGTTTTGGCCTTCCTTGGCCCTTTACCAATTCTGAGCCTGGATGAATTGGCTGTGGAGCAGGAATGCATGAATAGACAATTTGTTATTGGGACATTGAAAGGGGCTGCTAAAAATAAGTTTTTATCTGTATATCATCCTCAATATATGATTGCCACCCTGAATGTACCATTACAAAGAAAAGGCAATTTTATTTTTGAAATGAATAGCCATAAATCAATGCCGACCCCGGTTGCTAAATGGGGTGAAGAAGAAGGTAAATGGCGAAAAATAACAGAGCCAAGAAAGTATCTCAAAATTATCAAAGCGTTTCAAATGCATTTCCGGATCGGTTCTTACAATAAATAGGAAAATCTAAATAATGAAACGGATAATGAAACGGATAATGAAACGGGTAATGAAACGAAAAACAAAACCAGGAATAAAACCCAAACGGAAAGTAAAAATATCCGTAAAACATATTACCACCAAACCAGAAGTAAAACCCAAACGGAAAGTAAAAATATCCGTAAAACATATTACCACCAAACCAGAAGTAAAACCACCAATACTACCGATAATAACTGCCAGAAACAGGCCAGTAAAAAAAATAGATTGGGGCAAGTTTGTAGATAAGGAAAGGCATGCCCCAGATTGCATCCAATTAACGCAAAAAACTGCCCAAGAATTAAAACAAAAACTTTACCTGCTCCAGGATGGATATTGCCCTATTATAAAACAAAGAATTAAATGGGGTGATACCACCTTAGACCATCAGCATAAATTGAAAAGTGAATTATCCGGCCCAGAAGGAAAAGGGCTTATCCGTGGTGTGTTGCATTTTCAAGCGAATTCTTTTGAAGGAAAAGTCTACAAGACATACAAACGATACGGCCTGCATAAATTTATTGATTTGGTTGCTTTACTCCGGAACCTGGCCGATTATCTGGAATGTCCGCCAAGTACCCGGTTACCATCCAAATACATCCACCCGAATGAAAAAGAAAAAGCAGAAGTATTCGGGAAAAGAAAATATAAAAAGATTTTGAAATGGCATAAAAAGAAATACCCGAAAAGGGCCTTGCCGGGTTATCCGCATAAAGGCAAGATCGGTAAAACCTGGCAACAAATAATCACAGAATATTTTATGGATGAGAGGGAGTAAATATGAAAAAACTATTACAACAGGATGATTGTGCCCCAGATAGTATGACTGCTTTTCTTGATCAATTTGTAAACGCTACAAAAATAAAAATGCCTGACTTTTGTTTAATGGCTACCATGAAAAATGAAAATGATGGCATGACTATGCAGTGGCACTATGCTAATTGGATATTAGAAATTTCAGGCGACGATCCATACTATATTTTGTATGAGATTGAACCAGAGGATGGAAAATGAAACGTAAAAATAAAACAACACGGCCAGTGACCACTTCAACAATCCCCCCAATCCAATATATACAATCTATCGAATTAAAGAACGTCCAATGCCATAAACATGCTTTATTAAATTTCAGCCCCGGTGTGAATATGATTATCGGCCCAAGCGACCACGGTAAATCTGCAATCTTTAATGCTTTTTACAAAATCATTTCCAACAGGCCGGCAGGTGATGAATGGAGAACATGGCATTCAAAGAAATCTGAAATTGAAATGATATTAAGCAATCAAACAAAAATCAGGTATGAAAAAGCCAGTCAAGCAGCATATTTCTTAAAAGAACCCGGGAAAGATGAAATACAGTTTAAAGCATTTGGCCAAAATGTTCCAGAAGAAATTGCCAAGATCTTGAATATGGATCAAAAAGTAAATATCCAAAGACAACTGGAAAGGGGGGTGCCTATCTTTTTAATTGCGGAAAGCCCAGGGGATGTTGCAAAGCATTTTAATTCTGTTGCCGGGTTTGATGTGATTGATTCTGCCATTGCTAAAGGGAAATCATCTATCCGGGTGAACGAGCAAAAACTGAATGAACTCAAATCAATCCATAAGAGCAAAACAGAAGAATTGGCAAAGTATGTGCAGTATATCAGGTTAAATATGCTGCTGGTTAAAGCCGAAAAGCAACAAGAAAAGATAACAAATAAAAATGAACAATTTCAGGCAATACAGGATTTGGTATACGATATCCAAAAAAAGCAAAGGGAATTATTCCCTTTGAATAAAAAATTAAAGCTTATTCCTTTTATAAAAAAGGCGGATATCTTGTATAATAAAACAAAGGAAAATTTAAAGCAAAAAAACGAGATTGAAATGCAGGTAGGTAAGGTTATTAAAAATCAGGAAACATTAAATTTTATAAGCAAAAAACTTACTGTATCTGGACTGGTTGACCGGGCTTCAGTTTTCTTTAAAATTATTCAGGGGAAACTGGATAAAAAGAAAGAATTAGAATTGCTGGTACGGCAAATAACAGAGCAACAAAACGAAGTGAAAATGATGCTAAAGAAATACAAAGAAACTAAAACCAAGTTCAAAGAATTAATGCCGGAACAATGTCCGCTCTGCGGGAAATAGGACGTTTTATGAAATTTGAAATGACACATAGATTTTTCAGGACTACTCAGGAATTTGATGAAAACACTGCGCCAGACTGGCTTACAAGTGTTAATTCAATCAAAGGATCTACTATGGATCAACGATGGTTTTGGGAAAACTATATTTTAACATTAGCAGCAGGGGAATCAATTAAAACAGACTTTCAAATTATAAAAAGGATTTTATAATATGCAAACAATGGAAGAAGAAAATGCGTATTGTACTTTAAAACAGTTAGTATCGCCAGAGGAACTAAATACAGCTATTGAGGTAAGTGATACTTACCAAATATCACTGCAGTATATCGCTGAATACGTAACAATAAATGGAAAGCTATTTATTCCGGAATTGTACCAATTTCAAAAAGCAATTGACCAATTTAAAACAGCTTTGTGCGATGCCATATGTATCGCTCTCCCATTTTTAAGCAGAAATAAAGGAGGCTGCATGCAAACGAACAAAAAGAAAAGAGAAAAAGAGGACCCTGTAATGCCATTTGGCAAATACAAAGGTACCCGAATTTCAAAACTGCCATCCAATTACCTTTTATGGATGGCTGAAAACATGGCAGACGGTGGATTGTGCTACGCTGCTGATACAGAATACCAATTGAGAGAAAAAGAAAACTCGCATCATAATTAAGAGGCTGAAATGAAAAAGAAAAGAAAAGCAGATGCCATTATCTCAGGGGATTGGCATTTGATGGAGGAAGAAAGAACTCCCCCTTGCCGCCTGGATTCTATTTGGGAAGCACAGTGGAATAAAGTGGACCAAATATCTGAGCTACAAAAAGAGCATGAATGCCCCGTAGAGCTTTCTGGTGACCTGTTTGACCATTGGAAAGCATCCCCAAATTTAATTAATGCTTGTTTTGCCCATTTTCCTAAACACATGCAAACAATTATCGGGAATCATGATCTTGCACAACACAGTCTTGGGCTGTTGCATAAAACAGGTATCGAAATACTTTTCAGGTCTGAATTGATTCATCCTATTTTAAATGCTGGCCATTGGGGGGTAGAATTAGATTCCTTATACCCAGTACGACTGCGTGATTATGCCACTGGGAAAGTGGTAAAGAAAAAAGCAGTTATACTGCATACGATGACCTGGAAAGATGAATTACCATACCCAGGCTGTGAAGACCCGCAATGCAATAAATTATTTGATTTATTTCCAGGGGCTGATCTAATTATAACCGGGCATAATCATAAAACATTTACGGCTAAAAAGGGCAAGCAACTTCTTATCAATCCAGGGTCTTTAACCCGCCATGATGCAGATCAAATGGACCACAAGCCATGTGTATTCCTTTGGTACGCGGAAGATAACTCGTTTGACATCCATTACCTAAGGATTAACGAAAATGCGATGTCCAGAGAACACATTAAAGACCGGAAAAGAAAAGAAAAACAAGTAAACGATTTTATGGAGAAACTGCAAGGGTCATGGAAAGTCAGCCTGTCTTTTGAAGAAAATATTGAACGTGCTTTGGAAAAAAATAAAGTACCCCAAAGCATCAAAGAAATAATTTTAAAATGGGTGGGAAAATGAAAAAACAAGAAGCTGCCAGGGTGCTAAAACACATCCGCAAAAATTGGTTTAATGTGTATGCTCCGTTGAATGATTGTATGTTTGATCAGGAAGTTACCGTAGGAGAGAAATTTGATGAAGCTCTAAAAGTTTTATTATCCAGGAAAAAGAAAAGAAAAAATACAGTACCTTTAAAAGAATATTTTGACAAACCTGCAAAAGAAGATGTAAAGGATTAGTAAAATGAACATCAAGGCGCCATTTCAAGAAAATAACATGGGAGACTGTCATATTTAAAATGGGTGAATAGGTGATTTATGTTTTGGCACTGGTTATACTGGCAATCAGAAGTGTCGTTTGAAAATGATATGAATAAATGCTTTAAAATGATTTTGAGGACACTCACTGGGATCAATAGAAATAGAGCAAAGGATGACAAATGAACCAAACACAAATTAAAAGCACCCTGCTTAGATATCAAGAAGAGATGGAAAACCTCGGTAAAAAAGCTGAGCGGGTAAAAGGGTCATTGGAGTCTGATTTTAAAAAACTGAATGAAATACTCAAGGTAGACAAAGAAACGGAAGAAGAAATACTGGAAGAAGCTAACAAAGTCGTAGAAGAATTGCAAGCAGCTATTGATGAAACCAATGCACGTCTGAATGCCTTAATGAAAGAAATCGAAGAAGAATATGCAAAGATTGAGGATGCCAATGAATCTGGTGAGTCCGATGAATCTTAAAAAGCTCCGGACATTCCTAAACAAAAAACAAGCCCAAAAAGAATACATCCAAAATGAAATTCAAAGCTTAGAAATAAGTATTAAAAAGCAAAAGGTTCTTTTATTACAGGAACAGCGGGCGCTTGAGTTCATCAAAGAAATTGCGATACAAACACAAGGACAATTAGAATTTCAGCTCGGGGATATGGTTTCAACTGGTTTGAATACCGTGTTTGACCAAGCGTATGAGTTTCTTGTAAAGTTTGAACTACGCAGGGATAAAACTGAGTGTGACCTGTTCTTCAAAAAACAAGAAGAATTGGTTGACCCTTTATTGTTTTCGGGACTGGGGGCTGCAGATGTGGCTGCATTTGCTTTACGGTGTGCTTCTTGGAGTATGGTAAAAAAATACCGGAATACATTGTTACTTGACGAGCCGTTTAAGCATCTTTCTGTTAATCATCATGAAAGGGTCGGCGCACTGGTTAAAATGCTTTCTGAAAAATTAGGATTGCAGATTATAATGATAACCCATTCAGAAATAATGAGCAGGTATGCCGATAAAATTTATAAGGTTACAATGCAGAATAATGTTTCAAAGGTTCATCAAGTAAAAGACTTGCTTTATTAAAATAATTAAGGTATAATGGCGCGAAATATATTATTATAGGAGGAACATGGTAATTAGAAAAAAGAAAGCGCCATTATGCAAATGTGGATGTGGGATGCCAGTAAAATGGAGCATCCCAAAAAAGAAATGGAATCCGTATTTAAAAGGACATTGGGTAAGGGGGCGGCAAGTTTCGGTGGAAACCCGAGATAAAATGCGAGAAATCGCCAAACAACGTGGATTTTTTACAACGTATAATAAAACGCAAGAACACCGCGAAAAAGTTATAAAAAGCAACAGGTCCAGAGTATTATCGGAAGAAACTAAACAAAAAATAGCAAACACGCTCCTGGGATTTAAACATTCTGAAAAAACCAAACAAAAAATGAGGGAAACAAAAAGAAATAACCCAAGAGTAGGAGAATTTGCCCCAAATTGGCAAGGAGGAATGCAAGAATACGGAGAACGTTGGTTTAGCACAATTTCAACCCAAATAAAAGAAAGAGACGGACGTTGTATTTATTGCGGTTCAACAGAAGCCGTGAAAGTGAATAATAAAACAGCAACAAAAATACAAATAAAAATAAAAAAGTATATTCTTTCTTTAAAAAGGGGGAAAAAGAAAATAAAAGAGTCCTCCGATTAATGAAAATGCTTTCTGAAAAGTTAGGGCTGCAGATCATCTGTATTAATGATGAACGAGCAGCCCGGGAAGATATTATTGAATATGCAGATAAACTCTTTGAAGTAAAACAAACAAAAGGATTTTCTACGATAAAAGAAATTAAGTGATCGCTTTCCCGGTCAATTTGGCCCCTTTAGCCTGGATAATCATTCTAAAAATCCCCGGAGAAACCAAAGCCGGATTGATCCGGTCCCACTTGAACCACTGACAAAGCGGGGTGATCATTTCTTCAGAGCAAAAGGTCTTGTCCGGATCGTCTTTGCCTTTTAGTCCGAAAGCCACAATACCAGACCAATCATATTCCCTTTTCTTGGACGCGGATTCCCTGTAATATCCCATAACAAAATCATAACATTCCGGAGAAACTTTCAACGACCAGATTTCATAGGGCGTTCCTTTGGTATGTCCGGACCAATCGGCATAATCCATCCACGCCTTTATTCCGCCTTGGTGAGGCCACTGTTCAATAAGTTGTTTAGTTCCATGGACTTCCCGATCCATAACGGCAGAATGGGAATCCTGGTCACGGGTAAATTTCTGGATTATTTTAGAGGTAAGTGATACCCCCTGAAACTGAACATACTCAAGTGTTCTTGGTAATGCCAATGTCATTTTATATCTTCCTTTCCCTTTTTGTCAGAAGATCCAAAAAAGAAAGTTATAATCCCCGTCAGCCCCGTTCCCAGAATAAACCCAAGGATAACCTCATTCGGCCGGGCTGAATCAACAAGGGTGATGATAAACACATACCCGAATGACAACAGCACAATCAGAATCGCAAGCAGATATCTTAAAAACCATTTATCTTTCATTGGCGTTGCTCCTTCATAATTTTGGAAAGCTCCTTCACCAAGACTTCATACATGGCCCTAAGTTCCAGGACTTGCTCCGGATCATTAATGGAAGCTCCGGTGGAAATCTCGTTGCCTGTTTTATCCTTGACTGTCATAAAAAATCCGTTATCAGTCTTGCCCTGGAATCCTGCAAATTCAGCCACGCATCCCGTCATCAAAAATATCAACAGCAGGGTAGCCAATAAATATTTTTTATTTTTCATTTGACATCTCCGCCCTGAATCCGGTTTTTGTTTCAAAAATATTCACCTTATCGCCAGGTTTGATATAATCCGCGTCCCGGACTTCGTAATTAAACCCGTCCTCAAAAAAGAGCGTGGCTTTATCCTTGCCTATGGTGATGCTTTGGACCATGGCGGAATGGACCGGGGTTTCCCTCGTTAAAATGTCCGTAATTTCAACGGCAGTATTCAATACACCGCATCCCGTCATTAAAAACATTGCTGCGATTAAAATCAAAAACAACTTTTTCATTTGAATCCTCTCTAATCAGTTCTTGTAAATCATCCATCCATCCAGGCAGGCCGGTATGCTCATTCACCCACCCAACCACACACCAACACCGCACAATTCCGAAATTGTTATGGTCCGCTGTTATTAAATTACCGTTGCAGTTAGGACAAGTGACGAACATATCAGCCATCCACCTGGAAATGGATGTGATCTTTCATCCGTGGCAGGCCGTAATCTTTCGAAACAGCCTGAGCAATACCTATGCTTTCACCCGCCTTAACGCCTTTACCAATCAGCCATTTATGCGGTTTAAAGTAAAACATCTTGCCCTTAGACATCCCACGAGTCCATGCTATGCCAGAAAGAGGTGAACCAGCTTTCGGGATAGCTTCTCGCTCGACTATAAGATCGAATGGAGCAACAACAATTTGATTCTCGTCACACAAATAATCAACGCCATTATGTAGCCGGTTCCCCCTGGATGCCCCGTATTCCCCGGAGCCTTCTTTATCATTTCTGATGCCTTTGCCTGTTGGTGATATCATAATCCCCCTTATCGTTTATTTAAACGGAGTCCAGCCTTTAAAGAATGCAATAACCATACCCACAGAGATACCTATAGCTGAAAAAATAGCAATAACCGAATCTATCGTTTTCCGTTTCAATAAAAATTTTGTGTCTTTTTCAATAGCTTTAAACCGTTCATTGCAGTTGGTTGGGTGTTTGTCAAGCTGCTCTATGATCCTTAAATTCATGACGAACAACATCCCAAGTTTTGTTTTAACCGGTGCCTCATCAAAAACTTCTTTCGAATATTCATTTATGGGCATTCAGGGCTCCTTTTATTTTATTATACAACACCACTATTCAAAATTTAAAAATCCCTCCAGCAGTATAATTAAAAATACTTTATTCATCCTTTCCATTCAGAGGAGGCTCTTTTTATAATTAGCTCACAATATCCGTTTGCCCAACCAATTTATCAATGGTAAAAACACATTCTGCCGTAAGAGGTAGATCCGTTCCAGCGGATGAATCGTAAGCGGCTTGAAAAGAGATAACCCTATTTCCTGAGTCCCTGGAACCAAAAATAGCCAAGTCATCCCCACTGATAACCCAAGAAAGGCCTGTCAA